TCATCGGTACGTCAACCTTCCAATTTCATAAAAACCGACCGCATTTGCAAATAAGGTACTTGTCATTTCAACACTGTTATGCCTTTTTAATAATGGTTGAATCGATTCAGCTTGCGAATATTGTAGTTTAATATAAGGTAGTATGTCATTAGCAACACCGCCGCAAACATAAACAGTATCAGTACGTTCCCATCTTAATCTTGTGGTCTCTTGTATGATCCCGCGGGCAATCGAATCTAATCCCCTGTTGACCGTCTCCATTCCGAAATTTAGTGTTTCGCTACTATTATTAATAATCTTTTTATTGAATACTGTAGCAACATTGACAGTGCCGCTGCCAATGTCAATTATCCGAACTTTCCCTGTTTGTGGATTGCTCCAAAATGCGCCGGCTCCTTCTGCTACAACTCTAACATCTTCTATATATACGTATTGCCGTCTATTGTTTACAGTAAATTCATGACCGCGCTGAAGCATGTCAATTAACTTTTGCTTTTCCGTTTGATTGTGCGATGTTATCGGTTGGCCCGTTACAATTTTAACGGTGTCGATGCCAGGACAATACTTATTAATATAACGATAGAGCGCAAGCAATACGCGAATCTTTGTATCTTCATGCGCTTTAGTGTCGCCATACATTCCGCCACCACCAAAAACATCCTCATGCTCTGCAATGGATCCGGCATAACCTTTACGCCCATCAATTTCGAACTCCATGTCATCGTCGCCAAACTTTTCTACAAAGTCCTGCTTGAACCAATCGCAAATTGCGGTGCGGTATGAGTCTATTCCATAAGGTCCCGCAGTTTTAGCCATGTGGTTGCCAGCATCAATCCCAAGAATCAGCAAGCGTTTTCCCCCTTCGTAGTACTGTTGTAATACCAGATTGGATTTTGTTCCTTTTTTGTATTACCTCGTCATACATATCCCATCCAGTATCGTAATACAGCATATTACATCGTATGACTTTTTGTTACAAATAGAGGATAACGCCTATTGGACGACGAACAATATTAATTAACGCGTCATATAAAAGATTAAGGTGGGATGGTTATGACTAAAAAAATTAAAAGTTTTCGACTGTCTTATGAAGACGATCTATTGATAGATAAACTAGTTAAACGCTTATCGATTAACTATAACTTGAACTTAAATCGCACGGACATAATCACGAAAGCAATCCGTAAATTGGCATCTGAACACTTTACCGAAGAAGAGCTAGAAGAATTTAATAAGAAAGGTTAGTGCGCCTGTTATGGGCGTATTTTTTTGTCCTGCGAACGTATTACGTTGTACTGACATACGATACAGCAAAGATAGTAAATCAAAAAACGAAACGTCATAAATTCAACAATTAAGGGTATTTAAGGAGGAAAAATGTGCATAAAAAAAGCACCCGGTCGATGGGCGCAAGATGGGCTAAGGAGTTGAGTGTCTCTTCCTCAACTTATGCGGGGACATTGGAATATGTGCATAAAAAGGAGTGGAAAGTATGTATGTGACGAAAATTTACGCGAATAACCCGATAAATAAGCCGATTCCTTTACCTGATTCAACTATAAAGAAAAGTTATCTGGAACCAACATTAAAGATTGGTTTAGCTGCCGCGTTGTTTACATTTGGACTTGATGGAGTTGCTTTTGCTGACACAGTCATCGACGAAGAAGCAAGAAAGTTATATTACGGAGAATTTATCGGAATTGCGAAATGGATCCTCGTCGGGAAAGGTGGATGGGATGTTGTTCACAAAGCCCTGAAAGATGACTTTGAAGGCGCCAAAAAATCATTTCTCCAATACCTAATATGCTTTGCCGCATTAATGGGATTGCCTTGGGCGCTTGGAAAGGTTGAAAGCATATTTTCGGGGATGCCGTCATGACGATTTATAGATTAGTAGACAACAAAGTCTATCGAATTACTAGCGAATTTGGAGCGATGGAGCCAGTGCGCGAAGGTCAGCATACAGGAATCGATTTAGCGATGGATGTTGGGACTAAGTTGCGAAGTATCACCAACGGTGTGGTTATAGAGATCTATGACGGTAGCGGATCGATTGGAAAAGGTGTTCGAATCGTTGACGGTGATGGTCGCTCATATATCTACGGACACATGAGCAAGGTTACGGTCAAAGAAGAGCAATATTTACAACAAGGAACTTTGATTGGAGAATCCGGGAACACTGGTAATTCAACTGGTCCCCACTTGCATTTTGAAGTTTGGGAAAATGGGGTGGCTATCGACCCGAAGGAATATAAACCGCTACTTGATGAATTGAGCGGAAACATCAATCCAGCGGATTTGCCCTGGTACGACATTACCGGAAAAGTTGAACTCGCATTCGAGAACAAAATGGAGGAGCTGCAACAACAAATGGCCGATGCAATTGTCGCATTTTTAAAAGCACTGGCTGAGGTTGTGCTCGATTTAACATATTCATTTGCTTTGATCGGTGGCGGGATACTCATATTAGTTCGCGTTGTCGCTGAAATGAAAAAAGCGTCTCAATATTTTTGGCTATTACAAATGTCGAATATCTTAATAAAAATGTTATTAGGTGGTGTGCAATCATGGCAAAACGCGCCGCTCGAATTACCGTGATAAAGCCCGAATACGTTTACCTTCGACTAAAACCGAACAATTCCATACGCAACACTGACACGCACTTAATCGCCCGTACCATTGCCACGTTGTATCGCGGTTTGTGGAACTGTTTGAAATGGGAGGAGATGAAAGCAATTCGGCTGTTTAGGAAAGAGTACGTGATCGGCACCAGATTTAGTTATACGCTCCAAGGAAAAATATCATATTACGTTTATATGGAGAAAGAAAAGGTGGAGTTTTACTTCATTGTCCCCTACTCATTTTTGGATGTAATTAAAGAGCGCCTGGGCAGTGTTTGGAATGGAATCACAATGGAGGAGGTTGTCGAAATACCGACATTCAGCGAAAACGCTTTTAAATATCAAATGGTCTATGAAAAAGAAGATGCATTGAGTTTACGAACAAATCGGAGCGACAATTCACTCCTTAATGCATCTTTGAACGTAATTGACTTAATGGAGGAACAAGATCGGGCCGGAATCCTGTATAACTTTATCCCGGTGGCCCAAGGTAGCTTTGCGCATTCGTACAAGGCGACGATTGACAAGGTTAAAAACGGGATGCCAACGGAGCGGAATAAATTCGGATTGCTTTATTTAATCAAGATGGGCATATCTTTAGTTGATTCGATATTTAACGACATAACGGAAGCACTTGCCGGAAAGAATGAAAAGAAAAACGAAGAAAATGTATTGGATACGATTATCGAAAAGCTAAATGGTGGCAAACAAATTAGCGAAAGCACCGAAAAGAAAATACGCGGCCATGTGCTCGATACGCAGATTTTAATCTTCAGCGAAAGTCCGGATGCAGTGAAAGCACGAAACCATGCCAGTTCAATAGCACAAAGCTTTGATGTGTTGACTGGCGATAACCGACTAATTAAAAAACGATACAGCAAAGGTACTGTGAATTACACGGCAACCCGAATAAATGGCGCTGAAACGAATCGTGTAGGCGATCAAGAAGTACAAAGCTTTATATCCATCGCCGGGCGTGAATTGCTCGAAAGATATCCATTCATGGACAGAGTTGAAACGCAGGAAATACAAATTCCCAAGGAATTGCAAAAAGGCGTGATGTGCATTGGTGACGTTACCTATCGCGGTCAATCTCAAAGAGCTTATCTAAGCGATGACGAACAGTTTAAAAAATTAATGTTGCTGCTCATTGGACCATCAAGGGCGGGCAAAAGTAACCTAATTTCACACCTTAGCATCGATGCAATCGATAATGGAGAATGTGTTGTCATCTTCGACTTTATCAAAAATTGCGAGTTAAGCAAATCCGTAGCTGAATGTTTCCCGGACGATCAAGTGTTGCGCATCCGATGTGACGATTTCGAAAATTTACAAGGCATAGGATATAATGAAGTTGGATATAGTAGTAATGCATTTAAACAGTACGATAACGCTAAACGGCAAACGACCAACACGCTCATGTTAATCGATTCTATCAACGTTGGGTCTGGCGACAGCAGCAAGTTGACTCCGAAGATGGAAAGATACCTAGAATCGGCTTGCTTGGTCGTTTACATCAGCGGTGGCAGCATGAAAGACGTGTTTGGTGTCCTGCTTAATCATGAAACAAGGCATAATTTCATAAATAAAGTACCTAAAAATCAACTTGATAACTTACGTGACTACATCGACAGCATAAAAGAAATTGATGATAAGGATAAAGCCGGAAAAGTCACGGGAACTAAAGTGCAAGCAGGAATCATTGACCGACTAAATGCACTTAAAAGAAATACGTACGTTGAGTTGATGCTTAAAAAAGGTACAAAAAACAATATAAATCTAGTAGACGAAATGCAGAAAAACCAACTAATCGTGATTGAAATGCCCCAGGCAATGTTTACGACGGACGCCGAAAAGGATATTTTTACAACCTATTGGATGTCTAAAATATGGCTAGGTTTGCAAGTTCGCGCTGATCTATACGAAGAGAAAGACTTGAAGAAAGTAAACGTGGTTATCGACGAAATCTACCAAGTCGAACACACTGAACAGTTCTTGAAATCAAAGCTATCCCAACTAGCAAAGTTTGGCATGAAACCTATCGTCAGTTGTCACTATATTAATCAACTCAAGTATTTACGCGAAGAATTACGCAGCGCGAATACGTCTTACATGCTTATCGCCGGGTCCGACAAGAAAAACTTTGACGAACTAAAAGATGAACTATATCCATTTACCGCCGAAGATTTAAAAGATATGAAACGCTACCATAGCTTGAACTACATCAAGACAAAAGATGGGTATGCTCGATTCATTACGAAGTTACCAGGCGAAGTTAGTAGTAGAATTACCAGCCGCACGAAACCTCAACAAATAGAAAACGTAACAGAAGAAAACTTGAAAGTGGGCGAATCAAATGTCATTGATAAAAAACAATAAACTAGTCATTGTATTAATCATTGTCATACTTGTATTAACTTCCTTATTGTTATTAACCAATAAACGAGAGAAAGTGGTTACTGCGGTTGATGGAGTTGAAGAATCTCACAATCCAATTGGTGCTGATCCTGAACTTTACGATAAATTCACATCAATCTACTATACAATCACAGCTGCATACCTTGACGAACGCGAATTGACAGAAGACGAAGAGACGAAAGTCAGTGAAAACTTTAGGTACGCTTGGGATTTGTTTCAAGAAAACGAAAACCTGTATCTCATCGAAGAAGATTTATACACGAAACTATTGCTTATGGATTTGAGTTTCAATTCTTATAACAAGAACAATGCAACACCGAAGGACGAATTAAAAAACGACTTTCAAGAAGCGCGGATGGATGCGCGAAAAGCTATGGGGATAGAGTGAAACCAAGGCGATTGCTCATTTGAGTGGTCGCCTTTTTTATATTTCAAATTTAGCAAGATGCTCACTCATTATTTCTTCAGTACGGTCCCGTAGCTCTCCACTCGAAAACCTCTTACGTTCCTCGAATCTGATTCCTGAAAATATAAATTCAGTGAAATCTTTATCACTGCTATACTTTATTAATTTCATGTTATTCCGCATTAAATAAATGTTTGTTTTCTTCAGTTCGGATTTCGCATTATTAATTGCCTGGTCAATCATCTTTGCGTACGGCCGTGTAAATTTGAGTTGAGTTTCTTCTATAGCGAATAAATCTTTTTCAAGTATCTTAATCAGCATCGGTAAATAAATAGCATTTTCGAAATGTTTTAATGCATCTTGTGGAATCATATTGATCACCATACTTTCTTTTCTTACTATTATGGTACAATATTTTTAATAAAGGGGGAATTAAAATCGAACAAATTAGGGTGTGGGTACCAAAAAAGTTGAAAGCGCGTTTCCTAAAAGCCGCAATAGATAACGAAGTTAAGTGTGATGAATTAATTACTAGATGGATTTCGAATTATGCCGATGAACACGAAGAAAATAAAGCCGCAGAACAATTACATAATGCAGCTGACAGGATTAAAAAGGCGATTACTCATTGAGTGGTCGCTTTTTGTTTTGTTCTAATATAGTCCTTTTGAATCAATTGTAACTATTTTCTGATTATCTGCATACTTCTATGCTATCTATGGTATATTAGAAACAAGAAATAAGGAGTGATGATGAATGAGCAAGCAAAGAGTCAATATGGATTTAGATAAAGAGTTGTGGAAACAGGTCGGAATTACAGCAATTGAACTTGGAATACAAAAAAGAGAAGTTGTAGAAAAATCTTTGAAGGAATTCATTGAAAAAAACGATAATAAAAAGGAGGAATCACGATGAACTTAAAGTATAAAGGTATAAATAAACGTGGGCGTAGCGAGTGGATTGAATTAGACTTGATCAGTAATTACGATCCAGAAGGTGTAGTAATGGAAGAGTGGCAGGTGAATCAATACAGACCTCTTGTAGAAGGCATTCAAGTTAGTATTGGTCGCGAAATGACAAAGAAAGAATTGAGTACGGTTCAGTGGTTGTCTGGATCCGAGAAAAGTTCTATCAGCAATATTATGGGTATCATTTACGCTGCCCATGAACACGGAAAGGAGGCAGTAACATGATTTTAACCGAACGCGAAAAAGGTTTAAATCGCCCAAATGAAACTGGATGACTCTATGAAATTTGATGACGAAGATAGAGGTGTTTATCAATTCGAAATAGATAAACCATCACAAAGCGAGTATCACGTGGCAAAATGCGCAATTTGGTGCTTGGCCGTTGAATACTTTGAAACACCGGAGAAAGTTGTGAGTTATATTGAAAATTAACAAAAAAAGGCGACCGCTCAATTAAGAGTAGTCGCCTTTTTTTACAATAGTGTTTGGATTAGGAACACAACTAAATTCTTCGTTTATTTGTTGTAACTTAACTATAACACACTAAAAATAAGCTTTGCGAATAAATCACACTACACTTTTTGTATTTTAATTTCCTTTGCCTTTTGCTCCACACCTTGCCTAACTGCATTAGCGACGTTACTAGGCTCCCCAAACGCCCCTTTTTGCTTGCCGTCAACGATAACGCGGTAAATATCGCCTTTCGTTTGTGCCGCTGACTTAGGTTTAGGAGTGGGCGCAGGAGTGGGCGCAGGTTTAGGCTTTGGAGCGGGTTTAGGAATCGGTTTAGGTTTAGTTACCTCTGCGAGTTTGGCGAGCGTTAACGGACCTGCTATGCGGTCTACCGTCAAGCCGTATTTCGCTTGGAATACCCCGACTGCAGCACGAACCGCGGGGCCAAATGAATTATCTACAACTAATTGAGCACCCGTTTTGTTTAGATCCGCTTGTAACTTACCGACACCAGGACCAACATCGCCATATCTATAAACAACTACCCCCACTGGATTGCTCACCTGCTCTACTTTTGATGTTTTTGGTTTTAACTTGAAATAAACTGCTAAACCTTCGGCAATCGCTTCGCCTTGTTCTTTAAGCTTTGTATCATTTCTCATCACTAGAATGTCTGTTAGGCTATCCATGAAACCACCCTCAGTCAGGATTGCGGGCATCTTTGCTTCCCGCGTCATATGAAGGTTCGATGTTTTAAGTCCACGATTGCGTAGCCCCATCGCTTGCACAATTCGGGGATGAACAAAAGCTGCTATATCTTTTGATGCTTTACTTGAACCGGGTTGAGTATAAGTTTCAACTCCTCCGTGACTGCCCCATACGCCTAGGTGAGCGTTATGGTGGATGGAGACAAGCACGTCTGCGCCCCATGCGTTAGCTTTATTGGTGCGAGTTACTAGCGGAATGTCTAACCTACCTGTCGGATCGTCAAGGCGCAAGATCTGGACATTCTCGTAAGTGTTTAATTTATTGATAGCGGCAATCGCTACTTTATTATTAAACGACCATTCTTTTTCACCATCTGGCGTTTGTTTTCCTGCGGTAGTTAAGGCGTGACCTGCATCAATGGCAATTTTAGCCATTACTATTAACCTCCTCTTTTATATTTTTACCCGTTTCGAATAGGCCGACGGACATTAGCCCGGCAATTCCTCCCGCCCACATTCTTAATCCTAATTCTGCATCCAAGAAATAAGCTGCAGCACCCACTAAAATACCAATGATAATCGCCATTAAAGGCAAGTATCGTTTGTTAATGTTTGTTGCCTGTTTAAAAACTTGTACCAATCCTGTCACAACGATTGCAATTGCTGTTGCTGATATTAATATTTCATTCATTTTCTTATCCTCCTAAAATAATTTTATTGACAATAATGTCGTAAGCTGCATAAATCAAACCGCCTCCACCTAATAAACCACCGGCAACTTTAAGGTAGATCTTCGATTTCGTTTCATGCGTCACTCGCTTCTTTGCAAAGAATTCATTCATTAAGGTTTTGTCGATTGCATCAAGCTTTTCTTCTGCCTTTTTGTTCCCGGAACCGATCATCTCTTTGACCTCTAAGAATTCGCCTTTTAGGTTTGCCATGTTGACTTCTATTGTTGTTATTCGTTGCTCATGGTTTTGCCACATTGACATTTCATTCACGTCTCCATTCTGCATCCTCGACCCCCCAGGTCATTTATTTTTTTGTAAACAAAAAGAACGCCCGATGTGGACGTTCTTCGCAATTATTGATTTCAGTTTTCAAATAGTACATCAACTATTTTATGACTCTTTAATACTTGTAATTCAGTATTTACTTCTTGCTCATTCTCCTTACTATATTCTAAAAGTAAATCAAAACTATTTCCTTTAACTTTTCTAAAGTCTACCTTAGCTGAATTAATTGCTGACTTTATATAAGGTATACTTTCTTCATCACTAATTTTAACAAAAAAAGTCTTTTTTATTATCCCACTCACGTTTATCCCCTCCCTCTCATCACCATTCGACAAAAAGAGAAGGGAGTCCTTCATTATTCGGCGCTCTCTTTACCTTCTACCACTTTCGACTGTTCAGCCTTCATAACCTCAATCTGCGAATGTGCTAAGTCCAAATTTGTGATTAAATCAGAAATTCTCTTACCTTGCCTTTCTATTGTTAATTTAAACACCTTTTCCAATTCCGTATATTCTTTTTCCATCAAGACCCCTCCAATAAATCTAGCCTATCCCTAACCTCTATGACGAAGTCTTGAAAGGCTTGAACTGTATAGGATTGAAATGTATATAAATCTATACCAATTCCGTCAATTAGTTGTAATGGCGCTTCTTCTAAAATTAAACCTGCTTGCCAACGGTCATATATTGTAGCTTTTCCATTCGTTAACCGTTTATATTCTTTTATTTTTAAGTCCATAATAACATCCAAGGCATTATCATCTAAATCCTTTATGTCTCTTTTTTGACTACTTAAACTGGATTGGTTAAATGCTGATGCCACAATCGGAAAAGTGTTATCGTTCATGTCACCCACATAAACGCTTGGTCCACCTGTATTCAGATATATTCTCGCTTCAGCAGTTTCTAATGCAATCCTACCCGCCAATGAAAAGAGAGTGAGCCCCGTAGATGCTCCGCTTGGCGAATATTCTTTACTGTGAAACTCGATGATACCAGATGCTAGAGTCTCTCCGTCACCATCGCTATATGTGGAAATCCCGAAATCGTTAAAATATAACGACCAATTTTTATCGTCATTCCGCGCCCTGATCTGTCCATGTTCGACTTTTATACGTACAGTGTTTACTTCTGATTGTCCTCGCCACAACCGAGTGTACACTCCGCGTGATTCGATTGCCGAGTTTTCTATTTTAGTATATATTCCAGGAGCATCTTCCGAAATAAATCTACTACCATAGATTTCACTCCCGTATATTTCCACACCCTCGATAATGATCGCCCTTAACGTCCCTGTGGTTATTGCATCTGCCACTATACCGTCTGCAGTCATTGCGGTATCAAAAGTTTGTCCTCCATTAGTTGATATACCTAAACCAGCTGAGTTAAATAACACCAAATTGTTTGGGTTCGTTTTATCTCTCGCGATGATTCCGTTTTCAAATTCCAATTCAGTTTGCGCACTTTGAAGTGCGGCGGTTGCTCGTTTAACCGCTTCTCCTAAAAAGTCATGCTTGATTTTATCGTCATCTGTTAAAATGCGGCTCAATCGTTTTGCCGTATTTGCAAAACTACCCATAACTTTAGCAAAGCTTTTCCCGACGTTCGCAAGTGTAACTGCACATTTAACCGTATCGCCTTTAAAATCTTCTTCCGTTTCAATCCGCATGATCCGCGTGACAATATCAATATCCATAGGCTCATATATTAAAAAAACTTCGTCCCCTTTAATCGGATGCTGATAAGGATAGCCGGCATTACGAAGTTCAGCAAAATCTATGGTGATTGACACTTCCGGTTCGTCTTGTAGGCTCGATTTCAACATATCCCTTAATGCCGTCACTGATGTAAATTCTTCATCATATATAGGCGGTGCGTGTCTCAATCCGTCTGGCGAATCTGATGGGAATTTACTAGCGTTTGGACTTGTATATTCCGCTACGGCCATATACTGTTCATCGCCCACTAATTCACGGTAAAGAGAAATAATGTTGCCACTTTTTAAATAGCCGATCGGTAACGGGTCTGACTTCAATTTGGTATATGGATTCTTACTATCTTTACCTTTAAACGTTGCCACAACTGTATGAGATTTATGTTCTAATCCACGAATAACTTCAATTGTCTTATGTTCTGAAACAACATCTTTATATGTGGTAATCTTAACGCTTTTATTTCCGTCAATTGTAAACTCCCATTTACCACCAAGGAAAGTGAGTATCGTATCAAAGTTGAATCCAGTACCGGTAAAGGTAAATTTAAAGTTAGCGCCAACTGTATTTGTCGCTAACTGATTAAGGCCAGGTTCAGTATACCAAGTGCCGCTACGGCTTGAGTATGGAATTTTAACCCCGCTTAGTACATCTTTCTCTGCTTTAAGTTTTCCGTAACCCTTTACATATGTGGAAACATTTTTGGAATTAATGTTTTTGTTTATGGCTATTACGTTGTGCTTGTATCGAAATTGTATATCCGTTTTATTGCTGATTTTCTTTTTAAAGCGGAAGTGCGTTCCGTTGATTTCAATTTCTGCTTTGTGTTTAACAAGAACCTCTTGAAGTAGCGACAATACGTTATCATCACCAAAGTTTTCATATTTCACACTTGCAAAAGTGTCCGCAATATCGAATGTATATGGCGTTCCCGAAAAAATAAAAGTTAGCGTTTGGAATAAAGTTTTCGTTCCGGAAATGGCTCCATAAACATAGTAATCAATCAAATCGAACATCTTATGATGCGCTACTACTGCTTTAGCGGAACGATCACCAATGTTGCGTTCATTAAAACTTTTAATTCTGTATTCAATCCCTTTATATTCAATGACACTTTCTTCTTTAACTAACGGGAATGCATACTTATTTTTTTCTGAATTTAAAATGAGGAAGGATAGCGAGTATTCGCCATTCACTTCCTCAATCAGTTTAAAACCTTTAGACTCGTATAGAGGTTCTGATTTTCCCGTTAAATCTGTGACCATAGCTATAGGTTGCATGGTATCCTCCTTTCTGTGGATATAAAAAGAACGCCCATGTGGACGTTCCTTGTCAAATATTTAATTTTCGTTACGACGCTTTATGTTCCAAAGGCGAATTAAAAATTTGAACCACGGATTGAGTTACCGTTAACATCCTTACCGATTTCCACGAACTCAATTATTTTTTGATACTCTTTTATGATTTGCTGGTGGTCTTTAAAGTTACTTTCATTAACTTTCAACGTTTTTTCACCTCTTTATAATTTTAACCGATGTTACTCAGCAAAATGTTTAATCATTCCATAAGCTATCCCGCCAAAGCTATCCATACTCACTAGCAAAGCTTCGTTATCGTCCTTTTTGGCAGTTGGTTTCACTCGGTTTCCATTCACATCCAACACATGATACCAAGTCCAGCATGGATCCACTGTGATTGATTTGATACCATATTTTTTAAACGCTTGATTTCTTGTAGTCCCCGCTGGCGCGGAATTGACATATCCGAAAAGTGTATCGGAAGGCAGAACTTCTAAACCAGAAACCTCTTTGTACCATTTACGAGAATTTGCAGTCATAACATTTCTGGCCATTTTCTTAACTTGTTCATCTCCGCTGATTAGCCAACACATTGAAACTTGTCCTTGTGAAATAACCTTAGAGCCACTCACATTGTGCATATCAATAAGCGCGAACGCTTTCCCTTTGTAGCTTGCAAGCCATTGGTCGATATATCTCGTCTCAACCTCCGTCATAGGAGCATCACCGGCGAATAGACCTGTTGGATTCCCATCATCCTCCACAAAAAACCAGTCGGTATCAAAATTTCTATTTGGGTCTACACCTGCTGCCGTTTTTCTTTGGTTGTGTTCAAAAGAATATGGGCCAGCTATTGGTAATACCTTAAAATCAATGTTGTACCGTAGAAATTCCAGTTGCTCATTCGTTATGTGATTCTCGCAAATATCTTTAAAAAACAGGTATGTCGCATATGCTCCTATGCGTTCATTACCATGTATTGCGCTTTGCACAAGCATTATAGGCGCCGGGTCATCAATATCTATGTCTGCTCTTCTTGGAGAAAAACTGTATTCATAGATTGGCAAACTTGTATCATCTGTTCTCTCTGCGGTACCAGAATAGCCGATGATTTTCTTGCTAATATATTCAGGGTTAGCGGCCATCAAATCATCGTAAAGTTGATAAAAAGATTCAACTGTAAAATCTCTAACATCAACTGTATTGTTTTCTACATATGGAGCTGTTTGGTATTTACCTCTTAATTCATCGTAATATAAATACTTATTAGTTGAACCACTCGCACCACCTAATTTACCTCGTAATGCATCATCAAGCATATTTTCCGTGATAGATTTGCCTGGAAGTGGCGCTCTCCCATTAACTGTGTACTGACCATTCGCATAAACATTACTTTGCGATAAAACTGCAACTAACACATAATTTTCCGGAACACCTGCTGTAAGGTTGGTATAAACAACAAAACGAAAGTCCAAAGCATCGTTGTCGCTGTCTATATTTGCGAACATATAAACAGGAGCGCTCCCAACCGTGACAGGAAAATTATAATAAATTCCACCGCTTGATGTACTAGTAATCCTAATCCACTTACGGCCACTGAATATGGCACTACCAGCAGGAAAGAATATCCGTTTACCGTTTAAGTCGTAATCAATAGTACCATTCATGCTTGTCAGGAAAGCCGCATTACCCAACTTAGTACGGACGTCATATTTAAAGTAATCCTTTGGATAAACCCTTTCTCCTACCATTTCTGCCGGAATCAAAGAGTGTGCTTCATATAGCTTAGATACGGTCGTTCCTTCTTCAACCTGCATTAACGGCTCTTGTCCATCGTTCGAAACATAAATAATTAAATAATTACTATCTTCTTTAGATTTTATAGTCTGTTCTTTTATTGTCCCTCCCGTATTATTGATTGCTCCCGCAATATAGTTACGGCTTCCAGCTCCAGGATCACTCTCAAAAGTAGGGTAGGTTCGCGAAAATCCAACTCTCAATATGTTAGATTTAATTACATCTGTCTCATGGATTTTAAAAGTGTAATTTGTATTTGGTTTAATGGGAATTACTGCTGTTCGACCGTCATATATACTATACGAACTCCGTGTATACATTGTATTTAAATCTAATGACGTCTCGACTACAACCATTCCATTTATATAACCATTAAAGAGGTTTTTGCTTTTTTTTGTGAAAGAGAGTTTATCCAAAGTAACTGACTTGTCAGCGTATTTTTTTGTAGTTAAACTGTTATCGGCAGGAACAGCGTTAATAGGGGTATTACCTGCCATCTGCTGAAGAAATTCATCTGTCATGTAGGTTTGGTCGAACTTACCTTTGTTCTTATTAATATCCGAGACCGTGACTTCGCCCTTCTTCATTTTTTCAGCCAGTTGATTCTGCAAGTTCTGCGTTGTATTCATGCAATGCATCAGTAGTCCCGATAACACGATTACCTTGTTCCGTGATGAGTTCTGTCGATTCCGGAACAGCTTCAATCAAGTCGTTGTTCAAACCGACCATTGTCTCTAATTCTTTATTGCTCAATCCCGATTTTTCGCGTAAAGCTTCTTGTTCCGCTGTCAACTTTTCAATCTTGCTGTCGTCAACCGCCGTGCGCAACTCGTCTTGAATATCTAGCAATCTTCCGAATTCTTCTGTGCTTAATTGACTCTTATTCTTTAATTCTTCAAACTGATCTATGCTAGTTTGCAAACTGTCGTGCGTTTCAATCATGGATTCTGCTAAATCAAGGTTCACTTCCTCGAAATCGACAGTATTCATTGCCGCTACAGCGATTAAACCGCCTAGTAATGATAAACCGATGATTGCCGCGCCGACAGGCGTTAATGCAAAAGCGGTTAATGCTAACGCTAGTTTTCCGATTGTCGTGATTAAAATGGCAACACCGGACGCAACCGCTACAAATGTAGCAATTGTCGCAATTGATTTACTGTCAATTTCTCCAAACTTTTCTATAATTCCCGTGCCCGCATCCACGATATCACGAAATAATGGAAGGAATTCGTTCCCTATCGAGATTCCCACTTCTTCCATCGCTGACTTGAATTCTTCAAAAGATCCAACAAGTGTATCACTTTGAATGGCTGCCATTTCCTTCGCTTTCCCTGCTGAATTCTCTAAAGCCTTTGAGTAGTCCCTTAATTCATCTTCTCCTACGTCAAGAATCGCCAAGAATCCAGATGCCGCTTGAGTCCCAACTAATTGCGATGCTGTCTGGGTTTTTTGTGCATCGGTCATGCCTTCCATCTTCTCCGCAATGTGTCCCATTAAATCGGGTAACGGTTTCATTTTTCCATCTGCACCTATAGCTTCGATCCCCAACGTTTTCATAACCTTTGCCGTAGCTCCAACAGGATTTGCAAGTGATAGTAATGATGCACGCAAAACGGTACCGGATTGACCGCCCTGTATCCCTGCATCAGATAATTTACTCAATGCTGTTGTGGTATCTTCAAACGTCCATCCAAGAGATTTAGCAACCGGAGCAACGTACTTCATCCCCTCCGCTAACATCGGCATGTCTGTATTCGCACTAGTCATTGCAGATACAAGCACGTCTACCGCATGCCCTGTATCTTCCGCGGTAAATCCAAACCCGGTCATGATATTAGAAACCATATCAGCAGATGCCGCTAAATCGACATTTCCCGCAATGGCTGCATCAAGAACGGCTGGCAAAGCAGATATTTGTTCGTTTACGCTAAAGCCCGCCATTGCTAAATACGAAAGAGCATCCGCTCCGTCAGTTGCACCAAATATTGTTTCTGCTCCTGCTTTACGCGCCGCCGCTTCCAATCGTCCAAACTCTTCTTCAGTCGCTCCGGATATGGCTCTTACGCGTGCCATGGACTGTTGAAAGTCTGCCGCCACTTTTACACTGCTACCTATCACTGCGACGGCTGCAGCACCAACAATCCCCGCGCCTTTCTGAATTGCATCGAAATCACGCTTTAGGTTTTTACTGGATATCGCCGTCTTGTCCAATTCACCGCGCGCTTCATTCATTTTATCTTTAAAACTTGCTGCTTCCATCGATATTCGACCTTTTAATTCACCAATACTTTTCGACAATATTCCATCACCTACCCTTGCATGTTTCGCAGCATTTCAAACTTTTCGCGATTAAAGGTATTCATTTCTTTTTCGACCTTTTCTTTCATTTCTTGCGGCAGTAAATTATTTGAAAACACTTTGTAATCTTTATCTTCCATCGTGCGATTATTCGCCGCGATTAATGTCTGCAACCTCAAAAACCGCTCCGATTGCACCATACTTATCTTCTTCTCTATCAAAAACGGTATATCTACCATATAAAAATCATTTTCAAGTGCGACTTGACTAACTTCTAACACGAAACTCGCATCACGAAGGAAATCTTCTGTCGCTATCGTTGCGGCCTTCTCGTTTACTCCTGTTCCGTCTCCTGCGTTCTCTCCGGCTGTTTGAGAAGGCCTTTCAGGTTTTTTGCTGTCTGATCTAATCGATTCTTTCTAATCGTCAAATACACGTATTCAATCAGTTCGTCGAGTCCTGCGTTGTTATGCAAATAATCTGCGTCAACGTCACTTACCAATGAGATAATTTCAATGAGTTCTTCTTGGACAACATCAAACGCTTGTAATAAATAAGCGCCCATATCATCTTTTGGTGCGCTAAACACTTGCAACGCGACACCCGGCAATAAATCAACCGCCCCAAACACCTTTTTCCAAAGTGCTGGCGTTAGTTTTTTAACTTCGACTTTCTTGTCGCCAAGTAACACCTCTCCGTCTCTTAGCGGTCGTTTAAATAGTTTCGATTTCTTCGGGTTAGTTCCTAACTCTTTGGCGATAAACCATGCACGTATGCGATTCATCATGTATCAATCCCTACTTTCTGGACAAAATAAAAAGAGCCTAGTTATAGGCTCTTCTTTTATGCATTTGTTGTTACTGTTTCGTCACCCATGAAATAAGACAACCCTTTTTGACTTAAGTCCGGATAACCCGCGAATGTCATATTTGCAATACGCTCGTTGTCCGAGTTATATGTGTATTCCGGGTCTGTCAATGATGCCGCGATTGGAACTGTAATCCAATCATTTGGCGTAGCTGATGGGTCGGTTGGTTTGATGACAAGTTTCTTCGCATTCTTTGTTAAGTCAAACCCTGCTTGCGAGTAAACATTCAAGCGATACTTCGGATTTTTGGGATCCGTGTTATCGGCGAACAATTCACTGTTCGGGATGCCAACCGCTAGTTTTGGCAAGTCGTAAAGAGCAAATGGCACAATTACTTCGCATGTGCGCCCCTTTAGAATAGATTTAACAATCGTGTCGCCATATTGGTCAACAGTCACATCGTGCTTTGTTGTCGATGTACGAAAAACGATTCCACCTTTTGTAATATCGTAAACTGTCATATCGTCCCCCTCACCGTACTCAACGATTGCGGGTCCGATTGGAACATCAAGAAACTTTGGTTCTGCCATAATCAATAAACTCCCTTCACTGCTTCTTGTATTTTGAAATTGAAATTTGTTGAATAAATCGGTCGGTCTTGCTCATCTAGCCCAATGGGTATCGGGTCTGACGTTTGCGAACGACTGTAATAAATGGTACTCCCGCCAATTTGGTAGTCTGTTTTTTGGTCCAACGCTTTTATCAAGTTTTTAGCGATAGCTTCAGTCTTAGACATTTGCGTATAGTCCGTCTTGTAGTTCTTGCCTTTGACCACGATTTGATAAGATGGATACCGAATTGGAATATCTGGATCACTGCCGAACCCACCCGAGCCAAATACAAACAATGCAGGCAGCATTGATTCAGGCACTTCCGGCATATGATTTGGGTCTGGATAGACGTTGAATCCTAACAATGTTAAATGCTCGACAAATTCATCACTCGTCATAGCAACGCACCGCCTTCGAAGTGTAACGCTTCGGCCAATTTCGTTAACACCAAATCCTCGTTAATTGTAATTGCATTTTGCAAGAACTTCTTACCTGGCATAAAGCCCTTGTAAGGACCTTTACTAATTGTTTTCGGACCCGGTGAAAAGTGAACAACCTTTCCTTTTTTGGTCCTGCGGAATCCTTCGTGTTGCGCCCATGCATACGGCGCAACCTCTGGGCTTGCCATTACACCAAAGTCAATGTACATGTTCTTTAAATCCGTTTTAACGGTGTCTTTATCTAGTGCCGCTTCTAAGTCGCCCGAATCTAGCCCGGCAAGTCTGCGTGCATCAAGTATCACTTTGTCTGCCAAATCGTTCAGAACACGATCTAAGTTCTGGTAGAATCGTCTTTCGATAGCTGTTAGTTCTGCTTTCATTTCTTCAATGCCGATTAATTCAAATGAAAATTCATCAGCCATAGACAATCACCTTTTTCACGTCATCGGTTCCGATGTGCTTTTTCACTTCAAAATGCACCGGACGAAATTTAATCACTTGTGCAAGATTGGTGACGTAAACAAATTCATCAAGCATCGTGACTAAATGGGGACCTTCTAGGTGAACTTCGATGGAGGAATGAACCATCTCCCCTTGAACATTTTCAACCTTCGAGCTTTTGATTAACTTTTGTTCCTCGACGACTTTTGCGCTCAACGGGACTTCATCGAATCCTGCGGAACGCCCCCAATCATCAACGATTGCCTTTCTGTGCAAGATGGCAGCAGGATAACCAAATAAACTCATATTAACCGACCGCCGAACTGTGGCACATATTCATCATCTTCCGCTTCTTCCAATTCATCGAAAGGAGGACCGAGCAGATCCCGAACGTCTGGTGCTACCTTGTCTCGATGTACATAGTCAATACGTTCTCCACTATCAGTTACCGCTTTAACGCCTTGCTTTTGATATTTAAGCGCAGGATCCAACCCCTGCAACTCCCAAATAGCTTGGAAACTCACAACATCGGTAGTTAGTTCGATTTCTGGATACCATCTTGAAAGGTTTCTTGATGCCTGTACGACCGCCAAATCCTTCTTAGTTGCATCGTCCCACGCTTGCGAATCAAGGACGTTCAGCGCGATCCAGACACTCACTTCTTCAACTGTAGGCATAACTCAACACCTACTTTCCTTTTTTGGCTGCTTCTTCTTCGGCTTTTTTCTTTGCAGCTGCATCAGCTTTCGCTTTTTCGGCCGCTTGCTTTTCTGCTTCTGCCGCCTTTTCCGCTTCGGCTTTTTCTTTAGCCGCTTTCGCTTCTTTAGTTTCCTGTTTCGACTTCTCTGTTTCAACCGCTAAACCGCGTTCAATAAGACCGTCGCCTACCTCGCGATTGACTATAAAGTCATCGCCCGTCTTATGCCATTTACCGTTATATTTAATGTTTGCTTTCGCTTTTACTTCCATTTTGCATCTTCCTTTCTGATTAAAAAAATAGACGGCCATATAGACCGTCTGTAATTATAGGACCGTTGCAGATACGACTGAATCGTTGTAACCAAATGCCGGGAATGCAAGATTCGCGCCGATTGTTTCCAGACGAATCGGATGCTCGTCCCATTTACGGAAAACATAAATTCCATTTTCTGCTTTTGTTGCCGTTTCAATACTGGAGACCATTTCTTCCGTCGTTTGCGCCCATAGATATTCGCCTAGCGGTCCATCCGGAAGTAATACGAAGCGATCTTGCGGCATCATACGGACTGTTGAGAACGACGCGCGGTTGTTCACTAGCTCTTTGTTTTCAACGCGTGCCTGGACATCATACGCAACGATGCGCGGGAATCCTTGCGCTTCAAACAATGCGTCGAGTTGCGTCCGGTTCAATTGCGGCGGATTTGCGCTTCCCGACGGATCCCCATGATATGCAAGACGTACACTTCTATTTTGCATCAGTAAAGAAATGATTCGTTGCGATGCCATTGCACGGCCAAGCGTAATGCCTTTGTCGCCGCGTTCCTGGATCCATCTTTGAATATCGTCAAGCGGCCTTGAATTTACAACATCCGCCCAAACATCCGTCCCCGTCAATACCGGCTTTTGTTCGTCGGTATAACCGAAATCAACCGAAATCGGCGGGGAACCTGCTTCCGCATATGCAACCCGGCCTGTTGAAATTGCTTGCATTGCAATCCATTCTTTACGTGCGCGGATCGCGTCAACTGCATAACTAACATCATCTAATTGCGTTCTGCGAACTTCTGCGAATTCATTTTGGCGTAATCCGGATTGCAAAAGCAGACGAACCAACTTTTCATCCATTCCGCGACCACGTTGGATCTTCGGAATAGAAATTTGTTGGCCTGTCATTCCTTCACGGCTTCCGTATTCGGTTTGTGTTCCAAGTTCTCCGATTTGCGCCATTACCGGAAGGCGTGATCCTTCTCGAACAACATCAATCGTCAATTCGCCTGTTTCACGCGGCGGGAAAAACAGTTCGGCCAAATAGTTTTGCGGTTTTGCAAGATTATCCGCGTATACGATAACCTCTCTATCTGTTAGCGCTGTTTCAAGGTTCAATCTTTCAATGCCATTCGCAAAGTGTTGAATGTCTAATTTCAACCACTGCGATTTGTTTACCATTTTCGGTTTGTTAAGTTCCATAGTTTGATAACCCCCTAGTTTCTTTTTATTATCCAAATTGGATGAACGGCATTTTGCCAATGAGTGTTGCGTCTACTGTCACCGGAATGCGTTCTGTAATGACCTTCGCCATTTCGTAGCCGCCAACTGTATGGTCGCCATCTGAAACATCCACCGTACGTTTCAGAATGACTGTCGGGTTTTCGCTACCATCCGAGCCACCCGCGTTGTACGGCACATATTTGCCATTTGCAAGCTTCGCCATCGGCATTCCTTTAAGAATTACTTTCGCACCGTCCACTGTTGCAACTTTTTCTGAATCAATCGTGATGCCGTTTACCACTTCACGAATTGCGGAATATGATGCAAGAATTTCGTAATCGCCTTCGACAACAAATCTTTGTTTTGGTTGTAGATTCATAGTTTCCAATTCCTCCTTTTATCGTTTCCACGGATCATTTTCAATTACATGGTTTCCGCGGTTTTGTGCTAGTTTTGCAATGTTGTCCAGGTGCTCCTTATTCTCTTTCGGCTTATGATTGATGTTGGAACCGAAGTTAGTTCCGCTTGCTTGCTTGACAAGGTGCGGTTTCGCTTTTGCTAATGCTTCAAGCGCTTCTTTCACACCTTCCAAGTCACCCTTCTCGTTTTCTTTAACATCAGTCAAATCCGCAAGAGCAAGTGCATCTGCATGGTCCACGAACCCGAGTTCATTCGCGACTACTTTTACCTCGGAGTTTAGAACGCGCTTAAATGTGCGTTCACGTTCTTCTTTCAGTTTGCTTTCAATCAGCTTGTCAACGTCAACAGGATCGCCCGACTTATCTTCCGGCTTCGGTTTGTCCTCCGGTTTCAATGCAGCTTGCATCGCTTCGACAGATTCATAACCTAGTTGTGCAGCAAGCGCCTTTTGTCCCTCGGCTTTTGCACGATCAAGACGGCTGTTGAGTGCATCCTTGTCTTTGAATACTGCGAAAGGTTTATCCTCTGGCGCAGGTGGATCAGCGGGCGGGTCAGCAGGTGGGTCCGAAAAGAACTGAATGTCCAACCGTAATGGTAATTTCGGTTTTTCCACCAATGCATGGCGTTTCTTATTCGACGTGAATAATGACGTGATGATTGAGTATATCTGTATTAATATTTTCATAAGTTCCTCCTGTTTTAAGCCAACCAGTTTGGGCTATAGATTCCTTGCTGCCTTTTTACGCCATGAGCATGTTTCGGGCGATGGTTGTTAATCTTTGTTTACGATGATTCTTATTGGTCCTGTTAATGAATAGGTTCTGCATGCACCTTCACCTATTCTTATTTCAACTTTTTCATGTGGTGCGACCTCGATGCCATGAACACCTTCACGCTTCAATAATTCTTCATGTAATACGTAAGTGTCTCTATTCCTCGTTGCTTCTAATTCCCTCAGAGCTTGTGTCGCTTTCTTAGCTTCGCGTTGCACCGCTTTGAGCCCTGTGATGTATTCGGAAAGGTCAGCGGTTAGACGCACTTTTAAATCCCCTATTGGAGTGTCTTTCTTTCGGAATATTCCATCAGCCACTTCCTCGTAACCCTTGTTATTACAAATTGGAGTATCGTCGTTTTTTGTATCGTAAAGGTTATAATTAGCACCCACTTCAGCCATCACGTGTAAGGCGTTATTCAAATCAACCTCACTACAAGCCTCTAAGCCATTCGATTCGCGCAACTCTTTTTCGTTCGCCATTCAAATCGTCTCCTTTAGTTTTTATAGCGTGATTACGGACACGCCAACCGAGATATTGGATCACCGAACCTTCCCCGGCAAATCGCCGCATGTTTTTAATACATACTCCGACAAAGTAGGTTCACCCCTTTCAAGGCATATAAAAAAGCACCCTCATTTGGATGCTATCTTCGCCTTCAAATTATCAACAAGCGCTTTAAGTTCTCGTTCTTTTTGTCCGATGAATGTAATCTTTTCGTCGTATACTTCACCGAAACATTTTCCAGCTGTCCAATCTTTGGCAACTTGATTTAATTCCTCACGATACTTTCGCATGTCGCGTTGCCTTTTACGAATCTCTTGATCCGTAACGTGCGAACTGTAACGCGTTTTACAATGAGGACAAAAGAAAAAGTGTTCGATGACGCTTACACCGTGTTTCTTTTTACGTAGTTTGATGTTGAACTTCTTATTGCACCGTTCGTTATTGCATGTAAGGTCACTCATCGTCATTCACCTTCCTTAATCTTAGCCCCGACTTTTCGGTAATCATTCTGCAAATCTTTATACAAACTAGTATTCCGCGCTTTGTGACTTGCGAATGTCTTTAAGTCAGGTGCATCTGGCACACGTGATTTGTAACGGATCCACTGCTTTCGAGTTTCGTTCTGTTTGGATTTCTTCCGCTGCATTTCGTTGTACTTTCGAATATTTGCTTCAGTTCGATTGTCTGTGAATGGTCGATTTGATTCCGTGAGCATCAATGCCACGTCCGCTTCGTCTTGGTAGTCGATATTCCAAGGATAAGCGTTATGAACGCAATGACTGTGATACGGTGGGCGTTGATCCAGTACAGGGAACCGCTTATCCTTGCCGCTTATGCTGTATACCCTGCCTTGATACTGCGCACAATAAGAACAGGTAATACCCACGCTGTTGACGTAAACTAAATCTTGTCCGTTATCGATTGCGCGATTAATCGCACCATCAACATGCGCCTTCCTTTGGTGATAATGAATTGAACCGGACATATACGCTTCAACAGGCACGTTTGCGCCGTTCTTAGTGATAATTCCCGTAATGCCACGTTCAGTCGCTTCTGCAATCGCTCGTTTCGTTGCTTCTTTGCGTGTGAGCCCTTCAACTAACGAGCCTGTATTTGCTTGTTTAACGATTCCTTCTATTCGTTTCTTAACGTCGTTTGACATATGATCCGTCGCTTCAAGGATGGAGTAAAACGCTTCATCAACGATGTTCTGAACCGCTTCTTTATGAATACGTGATTTGAACGTAGCGTTTACACCTTTCTTGCCTTTCACTCGCATTTCATTGGCAGCAACATCCGAACCCTTCTTGTATGAACCTTCGATGATTTGCAACAACTTCTTCGCGCTATCAGTTTGAACAGTCGCGATGATTGCGGCGACGCTTGCCAACATTTGTTGCTGCCTTCGCGTCGAAATATTATCGTTGGCCCGTATCAACTCCAGGATTGACTGACTAGAATCTGCGAATAGCTTGATAAACGCTTCAACATCTTTATCCACTCTTATTCACCGCCGATGGTCGTTCTTGGTGGTTGCACGTACGCTGGATTGAAGGAGTCTAGCGCTTTTCCTTCAAGTATCTTCTCAACTTCTTCTTGTATCGCATCCTCCGACCAATCCGGATGTAGATTGCGAACCGTAACTTCAAGCGACTGCACACCGTCAGTATATTTCTTGGATTCTTCTTCGTCTGTTTCTGCATCAGCTTTCGGCAACATCCCCGTCCATTCGACGATAGGGTCTTTTACGTCGAAATCTGTCCCACTTGCATGATTTTCCAAAATGGTACATTTTCTGATAGCGCCTTTTATCGCATGATCGAACTTCTCTCGAATCGCTTCGGCCTTAATAACCGACTGAATCCACTCATAAAGGATAGCTTTCGCGGATAGTCCACCACTTGAACCACCAAGACCGACCGCCGTTGATGCCGTCTTACTAATCGCCATCATGTAATCAATCAGCCTGGTGACATGCTCAAATGATTGGGCAGTCTGTGCATCCCAAGTAATGTACATCGGGACCGCGCCGTTCTTCTCGTCATAGCTAACAACTTCAAGATCGGCATTGCGTACAAATCGACTGCCATAATCATTATTGTTTTTAGTTGCAACTGAATCATAAAGCGCACGCGGGATTGCAAGCTTTGGTTTACCATGCTGTTCAAACACTACTGAATCGCGTGTGATGGTCCAGTTGATTTCTTCTTGAATCATGTCCACGTTGCGCAGTGAAGAACGTCCACGCGGCACGATAAGCGTTTCATCGTTGGGGACATAGCCGCACATGAGTTCATTGACGTTTTCCAGTTCATCAAATTCAATGATTTCTTCGTTGTAAAGCGAATTATATTCAACTAGATCCATTCGCTTGTCGACAGCATCGTTGTTCATGATATAGACTTGGTTCTCGATTGTTAATTTGCCATCCTCCAAGCGCTGTCGCTCGACTCGTAAGTACTCCTTATCCTCGTCTCTTGTTTCAATCCACGTCACATCAGCGCCCATACCATCGTCATGCGGAAAGTATAAGTCAGCAAGCAACCATTCGAACCAAACACCTTTAGATTCGTTCCTGCGCACTCGGTAAGCTACGCCACCATCGACTTGGTGTTGAGTGATTGCCGACCATAACGCACTCTTTGTATTCGATACCCTCGCCACCAACATGATAAATTCAAGGTATGCCGTATCGGTTTCATCATCGGCGGAAATACTACCGAGCGACCGATTGATTAAATCCGCTGGCAATTCTGCAATAGCAGCAGACAAATTCACGATGACATAATGATTTACTGGATCTTGTGTCGCCAATTTAGATAGCCGTCTGGATATCCGATAGTTCGCGTTTGTTCTGTGTAACTTGCGTTTATATTCGTTATTATTGCCCTGCGTCGTCATCTGCCCTGAACGCGAAAATATATCTTGATGATCCCCGTCATATAAATGTCGGAAGTATTGCATGTATTCATGTTCCGCATCGAATGGAGCAGGTGGGAACTTTTGTTTTTCGTATATGATTGTCATTTTTATTACATTCCTCCTTCTACCATCCGATTGGTCTTTGGTTCGTGAACGGCAATTCTCCACCAACGCCACTATGAATCGCATACCGCAACGCATCTAAACAGTGGTCATGGTCTTTAACTGGCTTATCCTCTCCGCGTTCTTGGGCTTTTTTGTCCCAAATATAAGATGAGAATTCGCGTATTGTTTCTTTACAGTCTTCATGGATGAATAATCTTTGTTCTTCTAGCAAATTCGCCACGCTTTGAATCCCATCAAGAACGTCGTTGTTTGCTTGCAATGGATATATTCCGTCTTCTTCAAGTTGCGCAATCAAAGGTGTTGCCGATGGATCCACGTAAATAGATGCGTGTGTCTGGCCCATGAATTCTTTCAAATCTCTTGAATAAGTACTAACTGTTTTTTGTTTGCTTTGTTCACGGCCATTATAAAAATATTCTTTCAGGACATAGTACTCGTTACCAACTTCACCAATTAACAAGAATGTCGTCGGGTTGTTGGTTCCAAAGTCAATGCCGATAAAGTAACGGCCAATGCGATGCGGTATTTCCCTAAACGTGTGTGCTTCTTCGTTGAACATGTCATATATAATTCCCTCTGCCAATACCCATAAGCCGAGTATGTATCGCTGAAAGAATACACCCGAAAACATACGCCTGAATCGGTCCTTCACTCGTTCAGATAGCGACATGTTATCATCTAGCGTGAAATGCAAGACAAGTATCTTCTTTTCTTTCGCCTTGTCGATGAATTCCTTTTTAAACCAATGATACGGACCATTAGGGTTACAATTGAGAAACACTTTAGCGCTTTGCTCACCGGTTTCAGCAGAACAACGACCGATTGCCTGGTCAACGAATGAACGAGGAAATAATGCAACCTCATCGAGATATGCGCCTGCAGCTGTCAAACCTTGTAACGTGTCCTGGCTTGCTTCGTTGCTTGCTCCAAACAAATAGTAAGTGTTTGTGCCAATGATGATATGCGGATCTCCGGAACGATGATAATGGTAGTCGATTCCTTTGGCGGTCAGTATCTGAAACATCGGCTCGAGCACGTTACGCTTTAATGCGCCCATCGACTTTCCGGCAAGTATAAAGTTCTGGTCTTTATGTTTCGCTAATGACCAAGTAATGAATGAATCAATCATTGCTATGGTTTTACCCGAACGAATTGCACCATGACAAATTATCATATCGTAATTCTTATAAGGGCTCTTGTCTGTCCACCACATCAATAATTTCTTTTGTTTATTGCTAAATGGCTGAAATCTAAATGATGTATTTCTTTTACGCTTCCGCATCGTCTGTCACCTCGTCGGCAAATACATCTTCGACCTGGGCGTTCAATGCTTCTTCATAACTGCTGCCTTGTTCATGTGCATCGCCTTCTGTATCGCCGCGCATGTTGCCGAGTTCTAATTGAGTTTTCTCGACGTTCAGTTGCATTTGTTCAAGTCTCAACCTTCGTTCGTCGTCATCGTGGCTTATCTCGCAAAAATGTTTAATAAGTGAACGCAATTCACCCATCGCCCTGCTTTGCGCATTCATGAAGTTTGCATGCTTATCCCAAGCGAATTGAAATTCCCATTCCCGTTCATCGCCGAACATTCCAGGCTTTTGTTTCTTCAATACCTTTGTGATATCGTCCCTATCTTCGACGTACATGATTCGTTGCGCTCGTATGATAGCAGCATACTGAATTTGTATTTGGTCGTAGATTAGATCGGCGGGCGAACGTTCTTCCATTTGCTCCATGATTTCTAACGTGTCTTCTGGAAGGTATTTCGAAAATAGCCCATGAGTGACTGCTGCGCTGTTTCGTTTTGTAAACTGTCGAACCGGGTTCGGGTTGCCGCTCCTGTTCTTCTGTTTCTTTTTCTTGCCCTTAGATGATGATTTATTTTTTCGAGCCGATGCACTTGAGTTCTTTTCGGTTGCAACCTTCACATTTTTTGTAGCTGCATCCTTTTGTTTGGTTGCATCCTTTTTAGATGCACCTCTTAACCATTCATTTCCGCTTTTAGTATCTCTACTTTTACGGCTCTTTAGTGTCCCGAGTGGCACACTGTGTTTTTCCGCTAATGCAGCAAGCGTTATTTTTGTTGTTTCCCATTCTCTTTGTATTTCCTCCCAGTTTGTCACATCACATCACATCCACCGCCTATATATTTTCTTTATTCGCGTTTACTTCCGTTCTGCCGCAATCAATCCGTATGCTATGCTCTCAATCGCTTGTTCTTCAAACGTGCTGTAAATATCGTTATTGTTTCCGTAATGGTCACTGATAGGCGCAAAGTGAAGGTGTAGCAATTCATGCACTAAATCATTCTCCATATCACGTACGCCTACGATATCATTTGGATAATCGATATGATCCAATATATTTATGCTTGCCATTTTCCTGCTTAAAGTCCAATCGACCGCTGCGGATGCATCTTGCATCATGTTTCTGCTTCTAGCGATTCTTAATTCAATTATCCAGTCTTGCAACCTCAATTTCTCTTGCCAATATGCTAATCGTTCGTTTAGTTGTTCTTCGGTGTAAATGACTTCTTTCAGCATTTCAACACCACCTATTTCATGTATGTATTTAACGAATTATAAAAGCACCCAAACACCATCGTTCCACGGATGATGCCGGATGCTCCTTCGTGTCAAGAACAAGCGTGGTCGCTAACACTGAGTCAATTGGTTCAAGATCGGGAAAGTACACCACGCTCGTCCTGTTTGGAGTTTTTATGATTCAACGGGATACTCGAACGCATCCCCTCTTTAATTCTCCCCTTCATTCACTTCGAGGAGTGTAAGACAACTGTAAGACAAGGAAGTTTTAACCATCTTTACCAACAACGCTTTCAACCTTCTTTAACGCCCGCCTCACATAGACTTGAACAGTTCCCCTAGCGATGCCTAATTCATCTGCAATGTCAGCCATGCTTTTATCTTGTGCGACGTGCATCAAGTAGCATTCTTCTTCCCGTTTCGATAATTTGCTTAATATATCTTTCAGCATAATCTTTTCGTCTTCCGACAAATATAAATGCTTCTTGTTAATGTCGTTTTCTTTTAGTTGTTCTGTTATGTCTGGAATAAAATCGACATTCCCATATGTTTTTGTGTGATAAACCGCGTGAATGTGTATGCCGCCTTGATACATCGGATCCTTGCCTGTTTCCATGAATTTTATATCATCGGTCATGGTTCTTAACATACTGTTGATTTGCTTAATATCATTCGCATAATACGGCATATTCACATCCAATTCCCTCGCCTTCTTTGAAAGTTCACGTCGCCATTTTCTGTATTCCGGCAATAGCTCCTCAACCCAATTCATAAGATGATCCCCCTTACCCCTTAACTACGCCGTTACGACTTGTCTAACCAACTCATTTTCCCGTTTCCATTCCATAAATCGCATCGTTCCAATTTGCAATCTCGAACAAATTATCTTGTCGTTGATTCCCATTTCGTCGAGAACCAGGTATAATTCAACTGTGAAGTCTTCAAACTTCATGCCGTCGAGCTGCCCTAGTAACGCGCTCGTCGGCGTTTTTACTAGTTCGAGCAATTCCTCGCCTATTCCCGCTATTCGTAGCGATGCCTGGCAATCACACCCGCCACTTTTCAATACTTTGGTTACTGGATAGCATTTATTGCATAACTTTGGCGTGAGTTCGTCCAATTCCTGCAACAGTTTAATTCTCCGTACCTTCATCATCAATGAACTTTGTCTGTCCGCTCTGGTTCTCATGCAATGTCACCCACCCTTTCAACCACTTTCAGCGTATTCTGCATAAGCAACACGTTCAGTTGATTCACACGATCGCTTTCCTCGAGCAATAAATCGATGTGTCGCCTCTGCCTTTGATAGCTTTCTTCCAGGTTCTCGTAATCTCTCGCCAACTTCTCATATTCTTCGCGGTCACTCTTAACCTGCGCTTCTAGCTCCCTCCAATTTCCAGACTGACTTTTCTTTGTTTCTTCCAATTCCTTTGCTAGTTTGTCAACTTGTCCTTGCAATGCTTCGTTGAGTTTTTGCGTTTGATTCACGTAATGCTCTGCGGTTTCGAGTTGTTTTTTCGTCGGCAAAGATTTCACTTCTTGATGCATTTCTTCACACTTAACCTTTAGCACCATGTTTTCATTCTGTAATTCATGATAGTCTGCGAATCTCAATAGTTCTTTAAGTAATTCTTCGTGCTTCTCTTTCAATTGCTTGTATTCCTTTTCAAGCGCTTTATCAAATTCGCTTTTCGGATGCGCCGGGTACACTGGTTCTGCCACTGTAGGCATCAGCATTTTTGAATCAATCGTTCTTTTCTGTGCTTTAACCAATCCGTTATCATTTTTCCACTTGTACATTTTGGCCCTGTACCACCCCAACTGATCCATGATGACGTTATCGGACATACTCAATCGCTTGGCATCTTCGTATTTCTCGACCGTGATAACCCCATCTTTAAAGCAAACTCCCCCAACTTTTGCTTTTACCACTTCGACCTGCCCCTTTCGTTTTTGGGATATTTTCTTCAATTCCTTGCTGGCATCGCATCCGCAGTCTGCGTTTTTATCGGCTTTGCACACGTTGCATCTAGCGGCTCTTAGCTTGGCGATCAGTTTCATTTCTTTCATGCGTTCTGCTCGTTCTGCAACTTCCTGTTGTTCGAATGTTTTAGTCATTTCGTCCCCTCCAATGCTTCGCGTGCTAACGTTCTGTAAGTGTGTTCTTTTTCATACGGAGTTTGATTTAACGGTTTCAATATTTCTTCTAACCCTTTTCGCAATCGCTTGTTTTCGTCTTCTAACGATTTCAGCCGCTTAACTCTATGCGTCGTCACTTCTTTATTACTGCGCAGTATTTCTACTAACCTCGAAGATCGTTCAGCTTGTTCGATTAAACCTTTCAGAGTGTCGGCGTAATTCCGAACTACATTTTTGTTCTTTTCATCGAGATCCGCAACCACTAATGTTTGCCTAAGATCGTGATGCCACTCCTTCGCCTTTTTCAACCGTTCCGCATTCGTTTCATAATTATTCAAACAACACTTGCATTTTTCTGGATTGATATGACATTCACACGCACTACTCATCTTCGCATCCCCACTTTCCGAACTAATCTTGGCTTATTGCACCTAACTTGATTTGGTAGTTTCTTGTTTTTTGGTTGTAACATTTGTGAAAAGTGCTGTTTGTCTGCCGGATGAACATCCTCGACGTATAACCCATAAACTCCATAAAACTTATACTCATTTATCATTCTGCTCCCTCCCTAAACATAATCTGCAAATCAAACTTCACTTGATGCCCCACACGCTCCGAATTAACGAGTGCTTCAATCTTTTTGAGCTTGTCCTGCAATTCTTCAATCCTTTTAATCTGATGACTGCGGTTCATGATGCTGCCTGTATTGTCATATTTCATTTCGTATACGCGAACCTGTTCTTTCAGTTGCTCGTTTTCTTGCCTTAACTCATCGATTTGTAGCGTCATCCCATCGACTAACGCGACACCTCTGTTGAGATGCATGTTTAGTTTCTTATTTTCCGTCATTGACTTAACATATTTTTTACCCATCAACCGCAACTGATCGGCCTGATGTTGGATGTGCTCTTTATCTGTCATTCTTCATCCACCCCTTTAAACTTCTCTTCTAGGTACGCAATCTCTAAATCTTCGACTCGGTCCTCTAGCCTGTTTATGTTCACCTGTTGCCCGATTAACAAGAATGCCAAGACTAAAATTACTATGAACGTCAACATTCAATTTCCCCCTTTTGTAAATCGAGCAAATACAGATATTTTCTGGTATGTTTCGGGATGATATACCGCCATGTAAAGCAATGTTGCGAACATCACTGCAAAAATCACCAACATGTAAATCGCTGCCTTCTTAGGTAATTTTCGCAACCTGTATATTAAATAGGCTCCCATTATGATAAGAGCAATTGATTTACCGACCATTTCTGGATTGCTCATGTTCAATCCCTCCCGCTTAACAAATCAATTCCAGTTGGCCGTGCTCATCGGTAACCAAATCCGTTGCATAATCTTCGGCCAAAACAACTTCAAAGATAGATTCCAAGATTTGAACGACAATGCTATTTCCCGCTTGATGATAAAGCGTGCCGTTTAGCAGTCCCTTTCTTGACGGATGTTCTTTATGTGCAGCATCGAAATCCGAATCATCAAACCCCATCAAGCGCCAACACTCTCTTTCTGTTAGGTATCTCCAATGTTCATCATCAACTCTTATGACTCCACTGTTAGGACACCGCATTTGCTTTGTAGTGATCGTGTAGACAAAGTCCTTCACTTCGTCCAACATTCGACCGCCAAATGTTCCAGGCACTATCGGTTTCCCTGGCAACTTGCTAATCATGCTAGGTTGCGTGATGATGTACTTGTCATCCACTTTCTTTTCCAAAAAGTCTTCTATGGGTCGCATTGGTGTTTTTCGCAACTTATTGAAATCAAAAACCTTGTCGCCCAGTATTGAAATTGCGAAAACTCTTTCCCTGGCCTGCGGTATTCCAAAATCTCTTGCATCGAGAACTTGATATGAATTGGTGTAACCCATATCCTCCATATCCCTTAAATAATGATTAAAGGCCGACACTAAGTTTTTGGACAATGCATTCTTGACGTTTTCCCAAATCACCACTTTAGGTTTCCACTCCCCTAAACCTTTGGTGATTTTTATTGTTTCGAATAACAGTGAGCTCCTTGTCCCATCCTCGACATTACCGCCGTATTGCTTTCCGGCTACCGAGTAGTCTTGGCATGGTGATCCGTGTACGAGAATGTCCGGTTGCAATGTATAGCCGACAACGCTTTCTGGCTTGTAGCGGTTATCAAACATTGCGTTGTAAGTACGAACCGCCTTTTCGTTCCATTCGACGTAATCTATCGATTTGTGGTCGACGCCAAGGTTGATTAAGGCCTTCCTCGGCGCCCCGATTCCACCAAATAACTCCAAAATCTTAATCAAGTAAATCAATCCCTCCTAATTCTCGGTATAACGTCACCACCCAACTTCTTGCACGAATACCCAACTCTCGTTTGACAATGCCTATAAAGATGACACCGCGTCATGCACGCCATATGTCTGTCCTCTTTCTGCATCCATTTGGGCCTGGAATCTGTGATAGTGACTTGTCCCATCACAAAACCCCCTCGTAGTTAACGAAACATCCGCAACCACCAATATCGAAAATGTCCAGCTGATGTCCGTGTTCTTCAATGTCAATGCTTAAATCTCTTAACGTGTAAGGATATACGTCATTATCAATCTGTCTCTTCATAAAGCTGTATGTCGTGAATTGAAGATTCGGTGGAATGAATGGTATCGGCTTTTTCCGCTTGCCCTCGAAATACGGTTTATAGCAATCTTCCAGGTCTTGAAGATATAACTCTTTCACATCATCCTCGAAACCATGTTCTTCGAGTCTATTGATAATGTGATAGCTTGAAACATATTGCTGCATGTAAAATTCTTGTTCTTTCAATTCTTTAAATACATCAGGCATTTTCTCTTTCAAATTTCCGAAATGTCCTTGACCCGCCTTGACACAGCGCGCTTTGCAGTTATTATGGGAAAAGCCCATGTCATACAATCTTGGTTGTCGGATCTTGTATTTCGCTAGAATCATATCGTTATCGATAACTTCGTCAATTAATGGCATTTGCACGTCATACGGTTCCCAATTTTCAATGATTGCCGCTTTTCGATGCGCTTCCTCCCACCCAATCCCGAAGTACAATATTGGATTCTCTCGAAAGTCCTCTGATTTCAAATGCTGCCAATTTCTCCACGATTCTATTTTCGGGACGATTCCTTTTTTGATGAAATCAGCAGCCGTTTTCATTTTTAAGATTGATGAACAGTTACCAATTCGGCTGTTAAAAACTACTTTCTGCTTGAACATTAACTCGACCGGATTGATGCCCATTGAATGTGTGAGCATCGGCAACTCTAATTTGTCACTTGCTTCGTTGATAAAACGGTAAAGATCCTCGTCTTCCCATTTCGTATCAGTAAAATATAAAACGATGTTGTCATTCGGATGCCTTTCTTTGACCAGATGCGCCACCGTGAATGATGCTTTCCCGCCACTGAAAAATATGATGTGATTCTTCATCCGTTCCACATTCTTTGCATGACCGCTCTGTGCTTCGTTATATCGTGCCGAAAGTCAAACTCATACTTTGACTTGCCTAACTTGTTAGTGTGGTTGTAAACCTCCCGTGAATCTTCTTCGACACCCTTCTTGACTAGTTCATAACCACGCTTTTCAAGTTCTCGGATCCCCATTTCTAAATCTTCTGCCGTGGATCTGCTTAGATTCACCTTTTGCAGTTGCCCCATACTGCTCACTCCCTAATCCATTCATTGTTTTTATGCCGAATAATGATTAGTTCTATGCCTGTTTTAGCTTCAAAGAGTCTGCGCCTTAATGAAAAAACGTCGGTAACCGGACCTCCTTTTACATCGATCACTTCTTCGTAACCGTCGATGTACGTAACCTTAAAGTCAGCGGTATAGATGGCTCCACCCTTCTCACGTTTCGTTTTTCCGCGACATAACGAGCAATTGATTGGATTGCCCGTCTTTTTGCTTGGTAACTTACCTGTGCCCGCACAACGCTTGCAAACGACTTTGTACGGTTCGATTATCTGATAAGTTGGTTGTACTTCGATTGTTTTTACCGCTGGCTCTTTCAATAAATATTGGTGATAAAGAAATTCAGTTTGGGAATCGTAAGTTATTCCGTTATGCTCTATTTTTTTGTTATTAAAATTCCGACTTCTCTTTTGCTGCCTTGGAGCTCTTGCGCGTTTCGATGACCTGGTTATCTTTTGTGGGTTTCTCAATTCATCACTCTTTCGCACTATTTTCCGATAGGATTTTTACTACTTCTAGCACTTGTAGCTGTTATTTTAAGCTTGTACACTATGTTATTATGGGCATCTTATTATCATTTTGTAGATTCATTGTAAAGATGCCCCCTTAAATACTTACCCTGCTTACTATTAAACCATTTTTGTCTGGTACTCCAATACTTCATCAATCGTAATTTGGAGCTTCAGAAATTCCGCTTCTGCCGCATCGTGTTTCTTCTTGCATATCGGACCATAACCATGTTTAATGCTTGTTGCTGTTTTAAGTGGTTTCTTGCATCGTTTGCACTTCGGCAACCGGAATCACCTCTGGCTTTTCGTCACGGAATAGATCCCGCTTGGCGATTTCAAAATGTCTGTGGCATAAGTGACCATTCGGTTCGCGTACTGGACTTGAACATTCCTCGCATGTTTTCATGGTTTTGCCTCCTAGTTTTGATTTTCTTCAAGTACTTGTTCTGCAATTGCCGCCGCTACCGCTGCAACGTGAATCAGTTCTTCGTATAAGTCATCCTTGTCGCTGTCCTTGCCCCATCCTTTTTGCGCTTGCATTGCTTGGGCCACTTCTCCGACCTCTTCGACAAGTATTGTTAACCATGTGCCGTAATCATGACGTTGCATTCCCCACTTTTCATTTTGTCGATATCGTTCATCTGTGATGCTGTGAACCACTTGTTCTTCTAAATTCAAACCCTCGCCCCTCTCTTCATTCCACTTGAAAATTTCAAATATTTAACCCCCAAGTTCTTTCTTATATGACCGATATAGGCTGGCGTGAACCCTATGCTCCTCGCAATTTCGCTCATTGTTTTGCCTACCATCAGATTCGTAATTACTACTTTTTCAAGATCCGTTAACGTGCCGACGAATTCTTGAACATACAAATCGGTCTGGTCATCCGATATTCCCAACATAACCTGTAGTTCGTGACCTGTTTCCTCTACTTCGTTTTCCAGATGTGCAGGTTGCCCATTCCTCAAAAAATCTAAGGCATATTTCACGTTTTCCGCCGATTCACTAACCTTTTCAGCGGTTTCGCTTATGGGTAAATCCACCGCATCATTTCTCCAAATTTTATAAGCAATTTCTTTTATGTGTTTAGGATAATAAATGCCTGGATTACTTCTAATTAAAAACTTTTGCAACTCTCCCCATATTTGTGGAGTCGCGAATGTAGAAAATTTAATATTTCGCTCGCCGTCGAACCGATCAAATGCGTTGATTAGTCCGATAAATCCGACGGACTCCATATCTTCATATGTGTGTCCTAGCATCCGGGCTCTAGCTTTGATTTTGTGACATTCCGTGTGCACCAACCCTTTATGCGCTACCACAATTGAATCCCTGGTATGCAGTTCCCCATTTATAAGTTTGCTCACCCCGCTACCCCCCTTATTTCATAGTTTCATAGATTTAATCTTTCATGAATACCAACCAATGCGTTTTTGCTCTACGATTTCCGAATAGTGGTTTCTTTTTAATCACCTTCAAGATTTCTTTTAGTTTTATTTGCTCCTCGTTCCACTTGAAGATTAAAGTTCCATTCGGTTTTAACACTCGCATACATTCATCGAACCCTTGCTTAATATCGATTTCCCATAACTCGTCTAGTTTTCCATATTTCTTGGCCAACCACGAATTTTCTCCCGCTTTGATTAAATGTGGTGGATCGAATACAACTAAATAAAATGAATCATCATCGAAAGGCATATCACGAAAGTCTGCGACTACATCCGGCTTTATTTCAAGCGTTCGATTATCACACAAGGTATGCGTTTCCTCTCTTTTGTCCATGAAAAGAACGTCCTCGTTGTCTTTGTTGAACCAAAACATTTTCGAGCCGCAACAAGCATCTAAAATACGTTTCACCTCTTCACCCCTTTATTAAAACGGCAAGTCATCATCTGATACTTCAATCGGCCCGTTATTGTTTTGCGTTACGTTGTAACCGCCCTGCGATTGATTGTGAGTGTTTTGCTGTTGATTTTGTGTGTATGTATACTCTTGTTGTTGGTTGCTCTGTGACTGATTGCTAGGTGTGTTATTTGAGTTGTTGTTCTTTGGTTCCAAGAATTGAACTGAATCCGCTACGATCTCAGTCATGAAAACTCTGTTTCCGTCCTTGCCTTCAAAATTACTTGTTTGGATTCGTCCTTCAAGTCCGGTTAGGCTGCCTTTTCTTAAAAAGTTCGCAGTGTTCTCTGCTTGTTTTCGCCAAGTTACGCAGTTCACGAAATCAGCTTCGTTTTCACCTTGCGCATTCTTGAACGGGCGATTTACTGCTAATGTGAATCTGCAAACAGCCACCCCACCTTGCGTGTACTTTAGTTCTGGATCCTTTGTTAAGCGGCCGACTAATACGACGCTATTAATCATTCTGTAACCTCCAATAGTTCAGGATTTTCGTATATGTTTCCGATTACCTCTAATTCTTTACAAGTCGATAAGAAGTATTTCGATTTACTTTTTGTAGTTCTGCTTGAAATAATAGATAAACAAAATGCTCCATCATAAAATACAACTTGACCTGTTTCTTTTTGGAAAGAAGATATACTATTTAATACATCACCTTCATAAATCTCCACGCCATTCTTGTCTTTCAATACGGTAAATTGCATGTATTTAATTTCCGAGAAAAAACCGCCACCATTTGAAAAGTGTTTGTTTATCGAACCTTGAAAAAATTCTGGTTCGGGATTCATCAACGTTTGCCCTGTGATTAAGCTTTTTTCCCAAGCACGGAATTTAATTGGCCTCATTTTTTCTCCTCCTTGATTTCAGACAGTGCGTGAAATATGTTGCGTTTAACTTCTTCCAGCACTTCAAATGCTTCGTGCGGCGAATGTCCTTCTTCCTCTACTAATCTAGCTAATCCAGTCACAATTAACTGAATTCCAAAACTTGAATTCAACTTTTGTTTAAAACTCATTCCGCCACCCCCTCATCGTCAATCCAAACCGTCCAATACCCGTAACCGATCCGATACCATTCGTTGTATTCTTGGGGCTTACAATCGTCGCAATAATGACGACAGTAAACCCCGTTATCCATGACGTAACCGCTTCCTATCAGCGTTTTACACGTCTCGCATGGTTTCATGTCTTTATTTCCTTTTCACGATTCTCAAATGCGGTTATGCAAGCCGATTCTAAATATTCATACTCGCCATTCCACAAATCCTTTGCATCGATTACCGAATAGTCAGGTACTACCAAAAATTCCTTTTCACATTCGCTGCATGTCGGTTCAGCGAATGTCCAAACCCCGTGTGTCTTGTTTGTATTAAAGTTGTTAAAGTCAAAATCAGCATTCTCAAATACCACATAACCCTTGCATCCTTCAACATTGCATTTGTCCGCTTCAACACTCATGTTCTCACCGCTTGTTCAACCGCTAGAAGTGTTCTAAGTGAGTAATAACTCAACGTATCTAGTGCTTCACCTTTGACAGTTTCATAGATTCCTAGTAAATTAAGGTCTTGAATAATGATTTTCTTTTCGCTTTCGCGCGATGGTTTTACGAATGATCCGATACTCATGCCGCTTCCCCCTTTTGATTTATGGTTTCGAGTACTAATTGCAATGCGCCTTCTGGTGTTGTGCCTGTTGCGATTCGTAGCTTGTCCAGTAAATCATTGAAGTGTTGCTGGTATTGCGGTTCACCAAACCTTTTCCATTGGCCCGCGGAGATTATGAGTTGATTCACGATGTGTTCATGCATCGCGGTCAACTCTTTCTTTTTCATCGATTCTTTTTATATATCTAGCGTTGATGTAAGTAACGTGTCCTTTTCTGTCTCGCAAGCCCGTGTAACCTACTTCGAACAATTCCGCTATATTTAATTCTGTCCCCTTTATTTTTATGGTTTCTCCATTATGGAACTCGATTACATAATCAAACATCTTTGTTCACCTTCTTTGCGTAAAGTACGCAGTGTTCTTTATTCCACGCGAAACTACTTGAACTTCTACTTGAACGGATCATCGCAAAAGGCTCTGCTAATTCGTCAAATGTCCCGTATTCCCCAGTCACCTTATGAATCAGCACATCCCCAGGTTCAATCTCCGCCCATTTCTGACGTTCTTTTTCTGCTTTGATTTCTTCGGAAGTTGCGTGGCGCAAATGATGAATAGGTAATCCCCATGCCTTATCGCCAAATGGTCGGATATACTGCTTTTCGACCGCGCCAACCTCTACGACTTTTACATCGCCTTTGGGAAAGATATTCGAACCATCCAAATTCGCCACCCAATCCCCAACTTTGTATTTTGGTTCGATTTCGTAGCCGTTGACAAGGGCCTGAATTAATCTGTCGGCGTTATATCCGTCACCTTCTTCTTCATGCGTCCAAACTAAAAGCGCATCAATCGAGTTGGAAAGCGTAGGGTATTCACTCTTATTTTTTGCTACCGCTGCCACAACTCCATAAACCGAGTGTACTTTTCTTAATTTTTCAATCGCATCCGCGACGTTTTGCGGGATTTTCACTTTTTCACCCATCAATCATTCACCCCTTCGATTTTAATTCCGATTACTGAAAGCATGTCTAACACTGCCTTCCTTTTACCTTTCGCGTAATTTCTTCTGGTGTCTCCAACACGAAAGTTACGTCCAGTTTCTACAGCTTTTTCGAAATAACTTTTGATCCTTTCCTCTCCCGCTTTATCAATGCGAACTTTATTTACCGGCTGCACTTCCCCAGGTGCTCTCTCCATCACGTTATGAACAAACAATACTTCTTCGTTGATTCGGTAAATGTGAATGCAGTCCCTGTCCTCGCCCCGTCTTAATGCGATAAGGCTGTCATCATCGTTTCGGTACGTGAAAAGCGTGTAATCTGATTCAAACGCTTCTTTCGCTTCTTGCAAAAAATCCAAATCTTCTTGGTAGATGTGTGCTGTCATTTCATTTCCCCCTAATAACATTTTTCGTTTTCCGTAATACCTTCCAAAACTCCCTCTTTATCGTCTTGCCAATCATCCCAACTGATCGTTCTCTGACTGAAAACCTCACCGTCTAATCCACCCATTTTCTTTTCGCTGACCGGAAATACATTTTTGAAGTAATTCTCCATGAACGCTTTGAATTGTCTTGAATCGGCTGAATGTTGACTAATGAATTTACGTTTGCACTCTTCATCTGCGCGAATGTAGTAAATGTGAATGACATAACAAACGTTTTTACGCTTGTCGATCACTTCATTTCCTCCCCCATTTTCCTAAATTCCCCCGTCAAATACATAAACGCTTTATCGTCCCGTTCGTCCAGTGCCGCATCTATCAATCTGTCGTATTCCGCTTTGACTAGTCTTTCTTCCATTTCGACGATTAACTGTTCCGCGTCTTGTTTAACGCCTTTGCCAATTTCTTCGACTGGCAAATATTGATTATCTTCCAACACCGTTACATACTTCTCACATATATGTTTGTTCGGGTAGTTCAACTGGATGTATAGTTTTTCGTGCGCATGGTGCGTCATATCGTGAAATGTTTTTTCGGCATCGGCAGTCATTAAGTTTCCCTTGTAAAAACGGAACGGAATGTCTAATGATTTTGTTGTAGATATAATCATCGCCCGCGGGCAATAATGAGCTTCATCTGTAAAGTGAACATTCTTTAAGTTTTCCTCGTGATTTAAAAGATAATGCAAGATCCATACACATTCCCGGCGCTTCAACTGGTATCGCTTTAAAAACCAACGGATAAACTCTTTTTTCGTTTGTACGCTAATCATTGTTCTCCCCCCTTAGTAAAATAACCCCTTGTATTTGTCGTCCACCTTCCTGTAATCGTGTTCTGGCGTATAAATTGCAATTCGTTCAGCATTTTCGCTCATTCTTGATTCGGCCCGCGCGCCAATTGTGCTTTGAAGTGTTTTTTCATCAAAGTTTGTTGTGTAAACAGTAGATTTTCCTTCGCGCAGATCTATCAATCTAACCCACGTGTTAATCGTCCATGACATTTCTTTTTGGCTGTGCGTTTCAACTCCCACGTCATCAATGACGACGTAATCGAATGAACTGAACTGTTCAAACAACTTTTCTTTCGCAAGATCGTTTCCGAATGTCGCTTTTATTTTATCGAAAAGCTTGTCTGCAGTTATAAATGCCACGTCTTTGCCTTCATGTTTCAGCACCCTTGCAATAGCTTTAGACAAGTGAGTTTTACCTGTTCCCGGCGTTCCCGAGATTCTAAGATTCTTAACTTCACCTTTCAGTAATTTCTTGACGTAATCCGAAGCCATTGTTTTAGCAGCTATCAGTTCTGTTTTCTGTTCCTTCGTTTCTGGATTGACCGTTGAAAAGTTTCTGAATCCAGATTCGTCCGTTTCGCTTATGAAGTACCAGTCTGCATCAATTATTTTTTGACGTTTATCAATATGGAATCGGCGAAGTTTTTTTGCGTATGCTGCCTTTTGGCAATCGGAACACATAGAATCTAAAGGTTTTTGCAACCAATCCCCATTTTGTTTGTAAACCCAAGAAGTTAATGTCATTTCCTCGCATACTGGACATTTAACGTTTTCCAACCTAGCTTCTGACACCGAACTAACATCATCTGGATAACACTTAAAGTACAGATCTTCCATTTTCCGAATACCAAACATGCTGAATATGTTTGTCATTGCGTCTTGCACGTTACCCCTCCTAGAAAGGCAAGTCGCTGTCATCTATTACGACATCCTTATATTTTTCCGCGTCCCTTCTTTGGCGTTCAAGTGTTTCTGGTGATGCGGAGAATACTGATTGTTGGCTTTGCCCTTGAGTATTTGAATATGGGACTCTATTATTTTCGTGACTATCAACCTGTTCAATTGTTTTGAGATTGCTAGATTTCCATTTCCGCAATATTCCTTGCGTGTAACTAACTAAATTTCTAGGTTTTGATTCTACTGCTCGTTTCAGCGCATATAGTGTTAATGCCGATGAATACTCGTCCACGAATTCACCAAGTGTTTCTCCAATATGTGGCGTGATTGGTCCGACGTTCATTTCGTAGAAATTAACAATTTCACCAAACGAATTATCAATCACGACTGTCGACGGTCTGTTGTCTTTAATATTTTCTTTAATACTTTCTTTAACCTTTCTTTCTTGGGTATCGTCCTGCACACTAGTACTAGTATCGTTCTGTACACTAGTATTAGTAGCGAATTGCACACTAGTGTCAGTATCGTTGCGTACACTAGTATCAATTTGTACACTAGTGTCATTTTGCACACTACCAAACGATGCATATTTCTCTATTTTCCATGAGTTATAGTGCTTGTTAAACATGTAAGAATTAGTTGAATTTGCTCTACCTTGCTCCATTTTTTTGATTACATTCGACTCAATTAATCTCTTAATAGAATCGTTTATCCTTGTTCTCCCCAAACCAGTATGATTCATAATGAACGTCAGCGATAATTGGTGTGATTTTCTTTGGAATCCGTAAGTATATCGCCATATGCACAGAACTATTTTCAGTTCATTTAAAGTGAATTTATACATTTGAACAGCTTCTAGTATTTCATTCGCTATCCGTGTAAATCCGTTCTCGGTTTGTGGACTAGCCATTTCACCTCACATCCTTCTACATCTTCTCTAAGGTACAAAAACAAGCTTTCCTGTTGCTGCCTGTACCTCTCTTTTAAATAGTTCTTCATCGGAATTACTATCCGACAAATGCAATAAATGTATTTCTTGTACCTTTGAAAGATCGTTAGCTTTTAAAAATTCGAGCACGTTTTCTAGGGAAAAGTGTGATGATTTAATGCGATTACCTAAAAATTCGTGTGTATAGCCGAATTGAATATTTTCATCAAGAATAGCTTCCGAATAGTTACACTCAATCATGATGTAATTTAGCGCGGGAAACTTATAGCGCACGTAATATGTATCAGTCGCAAAAAGTAACCTGCTGCCGTTGTCGCTCTGGATGAGAAAACCATGATTTTCTACGTCATGCTTTACATCAAATGGAAGGATTGCAAAACTCCCAACTCTGAACTGGTTCTTGTTTTCGAATAGCTTGATACGGTTGTGTTTTATGCCTATTTCGTTCACTGTTGCCTTGGACATGTAAACGTTCATAGATGCTTTTAATGCACTAGAAACACCTTTACAATGGTCCTTGTGACTGTGTGAAACTAAAGCGCCTTCAATACTTGAGGTTTTGAAATTCAATGCTCGTTGGATATCATTGAAACGGATCCCCAACTCGATTAAGAGCTGGGTTTTTCCGTCGTCAATCATGTAACAATTGCCGGAGCTTCCTGTTGCTAAAGTTTTGATAATCATTAGAAAGCAGGTCCGTTTGATGGTGTTGTAGGTTCTGGTTCTCTCTTCTGCTCCGCTTCGAAGTTGTCGATAATCTCGCCTGTGTTTTGGTTAACGTATTCTTTAGGTTTTTCTTCTGGTTCTGGTGCGAAATCAAGTACTTCAGTATTCGCTTTTTCTTTGATTTCATGTTCAGGATTGATTTCTTTTCGTTCGTTGTCATATTCGTTTTCAGTTGAATTGTTAATTGCTTCAATCAGTAGGTCACTATCATCGCTTGTATTGATAAACGCTTTGGCTGCTCGATTAATCACTGTACGTTTAGCCATTTCTTGCGGGAATTTCTTGTGTACTGATTGCTGGGTCTTAGATTGGCCCCAGGAAGTATTGATTTCTTTTCGAGTCATTAAGGTTAGAATTTCTTCATCCTCGGCTGTTTGGATGACTGCGTATGCTCCAATAATGTCTTTATCTCGATTTTCAAAAGCTGACTTGTGACTGACTAATTTTTCACGACCTCGATCGTTTTCATATTCGAATTCATCATCTTGGTAAATTACGTTTGCCCAAATATCCTTCACGTTGGTTAGTCGCTTTAAGACGGCTTGTGTACCGAAATAGGAACGGAGCAACTGCAACTTGTTTCCGTAAACAACGAAGTAACACTGCGTTTTTGCCGGGCTTAAACCTTGCACAACCATGTCTAGTAGGGCATTGGCAACCGATTCCTTCGTACACACTTCCAGTGCAGGTTTACCACTTCGATCCACTGTTTCCTGTAGTTTGAAAAAGGCGCTCTTTAAGGCGTTACTGTGGCTGTAGTTCGGAGGAAGTGATAGCCCTTCCGATTGCAACCTTTCGATGTTTTGATTTACTGCATCCGTAATGTCTTTCTGAATGATTGCTACTTGATTTTGATTAGTCATTTATTTTCTCCTCTCGCTTTCTTGATCGCTAATTCGACTTTCTGCCACAAATTAATATCGTGAATTTCATCGTTGTGATACTTCAAAACTTCTTCGAGCGCTTCCAACATTTCTGGTGCCGCTGCTATCAAATTCGCATCCCCAATAGTGAAAATACTTTCAGCTATTAGATATCCACCGTAATATTCCACGTCGTTGTGACCGGATTCTCTACTTTGTATGATTACAGGTTCAGTAGTAACCACCGAACCCGCTTTCCCTACAGACCATTGACCTTTCGAATGGCTCATGCTTGCACCTCCACTCTCAATTGCTTGTCCGGATCGGAAACTATCAAACTGATTAACTGCGAATCTGTTTCCGCTAGATTAGTAACCGCTTCGGCATTATCGACGAAAATAGGAGCCCGGATGCCGTAGTGTTCCGTTAACGTGTTAATAATGTCGATTCCAACGTTTATGCGTGCTGCATTGTTCAATCCGCTTGAATAAGGAACACCGTCATACGTTGTTTCGCAAATTTCCTCGATGCCACCATTAATGTTGGTTTTGAAAAGATTGAATCTCGCATACTTGAATTTCGAGTTGATCCGTTCTTCTAGGAGTTTCACTTTCGACTGGATGAATTGTTCCGTTAGATAGAGTTGGTGTTCCAGTTGTTCAAATTCAGTTGCTAAGTCTTTCTGTTGTTCTTCGAGTTCGCCAATACGTTTAAGCGATGCTGTTACTTGTGCCTGTTGTGCGATTTGTGCATTGAGATTAGTGCGTTTAGCACGTAGTTCAGCAACTACCTTCTCGATGTCAGAAACGGCTTGCTGTGCGTTTTCTTTAATAGTTGCAATGCTTGCATCAAGCTCTTGTCTTTCGTGAACCTTATCGATGTAGCGCTTGTCCTGTCTTGCATCTTTGACCGCCTCTCTAAGCGCATTCAGTTCTTCTGTAAGCTTTGATACAACTATTTCTTTCTCTTCGATTTGGGGTTGTAACGATTCTGCTGTTGCCTTTAATTTCTCAATTAGTTCAATTGATTTAGCCTTGTCCTCTGCGATTGCTTTACCGTAACCATTGATGTTTTCCAATTCGGTAGCTTTCGCTAGATTAAATGCCGCAACGGCTTTTTCTTTTGCCACTTCAATTTCTTCAACTGGCAATGATTGATTACAAGTTGGGCATACACCGTTCGAATCATGTTCGTGCGTGTAGATGCGTTCATTTTCTTTCGTCCACTTCTCACGCAAATCTACTAGCTTTTCATCGAATCGACTGATGTCTTTTTCCAGTAAAGCCGACTGGTGAACCACGTCATCTTTTCTACGTTGTAAAATAGCCATATTTGACTGCTCTTCTTGAATTTTTGCGTTGACTTTGTGACCCGCTTCAATGGATTCTGTTTCTAACTCGTTTTGAATCTCCTTCAGATCTATCTCAATTTGTCTCAATTGATTCTGCTTTTCAGTGATTGCGGATCCGTTCTTGATATTGTTGATTTGTGTTGCATGCTCATCCAATTGCTTTTCAATCGTCGCAACTTCTGCTTCTATAGAAGGAACGTCAATATCTTCTTTTGGCATTGAGTTGTTAATTTCATCAATTCGGACTGGAATCATATTCAGTTCTTTGTTGATTTCCGCTCGACGTGCCGCAATGACTTTTCTGTGGTCCTCAATCGTGCGACCCTTGAGAATCGTTGGAAGGTCTTTCAGTTCGTTGTTGAATGCAAGTACATCTTCCTCTTCAACGTCGCCGCACACTTCCAGTAGCGTTGCTCTGCGGTCTTGCCATTTAAGGTTTTCATTAAAGAATGTTGGTGAAGTGAGTAATTTGAACACTTCTTCTTTTACGATTGAATCGACTTTCTCTTCGTATTCTTTCTTTTTGACTGGAACACCATCTATATAGTGATCCGTTACATGCCCGGTAAATTCGGCAATTGGAGCACCGCGTTTCTTCGTCCATTTTTCCTTGTAAACTTTTCGCAATACAAGAGGTTGTCCGTCAATGCGGAAATGTGCTTCAACTTCATGTTCTAAGTTGTTGATTTCTTTACCATCCTTTAATGTTTTAATGGCGAAATCTGCGCGGTTGTTGCTGTCTTTGTTGAACAAGAGCCAAACGAATGAATCGAATAAAGTCGTTTTCCCGGTTCCATTGTCTCCGTAAATCAATGAGTCCCATCCGTCTGCATTTACTTCAAATTTCTTGATACCTTTAAAGTTTTTAAGTGTTAAATTCATCAGTTTTAGTTCTTTCAAAATGGTTCCTCCTCTTTGGGTAATATGTTTTCCAGTTCAATGTCGTCCATAATAACGTCGTCAAGGTCGATGCATAAGGTTCCTCCGTGAACCATAGTTACTTTCAATCCCCCGTCATCAAACATTCCATCGCCTATCAGTTCGGCGAAATCTTGTATGTCACTAGGGTCAATCCAAAGCATCAAGCTGTCGCCGCGCCAATCTATTTCTTTGTCCTGTGTGAATTTGTACAATTCCAATTCAGTCAAAATGTTCTCCTCCTTGTCATTTGAGGGGTTCTGGGCTATAATATAAGCAATTGAATTAGTCAGACCCCAAACTCGCTGTTGTCGCAGCGGGTTTTATTTTTCGTTTAAGGACTTTCTGAAATCCTCTCCATATTCAAGTTGTTTAGTTACCGCAATTTTTCGAATGTACATAACGCTGATTTCGCCCCAAGTTTCTTCAAATTGTTTAGCAGCATCGACTACGCTATCCGTATCGGTAAATACGAAGTGAGGATCAGTTTCTTCCGACGGTTGTATTTCCCAATGATATTTCAATTTTTAACCCTCCCTGTTCGCGCCCACATAACGCCAAGATTAAAAGCTAGTGGTAACCCAATAATCAATACGTAGAAAAACATCAAGCCCCATTCAGTCATACCTACACATCCTTTCTTGTTTTGGATGGTTGAATCCCATCAAGGAACGCCGGGAACAGAGTAGTATTTACCGTCGATTGGGGGAAAAGAAGGCATTCCCCGGCGCTCCTTGATAGGAGCCAAAGCTCCGTATCGCATTTTGTTCGTACTGCGTCACACTATTTTCTCTATCCACGTTATTTCATCATTGCTTATTCCTGCTCCCCAGTAACCTCCTAACTTATCATTCAGTTCTTCTAAAACAGCATCAACATCATCGTTTATGACCGAACCTTCTCCCGCACGGTAAATATGCAATGCTTTCTCCTTAACTTTGTCCATCCACTTTTCACTCCTTCGCATTTTGTGCCAAATCTACCTAATTAGTAATATTTCAATAGGACTAGCCATATAGTTAACTAACAGATTTAAAGAAATCGGTATTTTCCTCAACCCAGTACGTGTGTTTATCAATCCACTGGAATAACTTGTCCGTAGGAATTAACACTCCTGCTTCGCGAAACACGGGAAAATCTGGTCTACCCAAAAGTTCTGCTGCCTTTGTTGGCTTGATTCGTAATAAGTCCATCATTTCTTTCCTTGTTAGTAATGGCGGTAATTCTCGTGTTTTGATCGACTCCGTTAACGCACCCCTAACCTCTTCACGAATAATTTCTCTTAATTGTTCTGCATCAAACTGAACGTTGAACATATGTCTCCCTCCCTAATATGTATTTTCACACCCATCAATCAAAACTCGAACGTCATGGCGTTACCTATTGGCGTGGCTCCGGATTGCAATTTATCCGTCGTGGCCGACTCCGCTCTGTTCGAATACTGATCGATGAGTGTGATTTATTTGTTAAAACATGAATTTATTGCCATGGAATATAAGGATTTTATCAAGTATGATTAAGATGAAGATGTCTTTTTCTTTTTGATAAATTCGTTATCATTAGCTTCAAAAAAAATATCCGGAAACAACGTTCTCATATTAACTCCGAATAAATTTTCATACTTAATCATCGTTGGGAGTCCCGCGTTAACGACTCCTTTTTCTATTTTACGTACATAAACTGTTGATAAATCAAGCTTTTCAGCTAACTGCTGTTGAGTTAAATTATGTTTTAATCTAAGTTGCTTCACGAGTTTTCTTTCCAATTTCTGCACCGCCTTTTTGATAGGTATTTTATCACTAACTAAAACATACATGATAATAAGGTTATCGTCAAGGATTATTTTGAAAAAGATTTTATCATTGATACATTTCTTATCGATTATATAATATAATAGGAGTTGATCGAGGTGGTCATGCTGATGGTACAAGAAGAAAAAAAGTACATCGGAAAAAGATTAAAGATGCTTAGGGGTGCAATGAGCCAAGAAAAAGTTGCTCGGGATTTGGGCGTGTCGAGGGCGAGTTATTCGCACTACGAAACTGATAGGGTGCAACCCGACCTATTATTGATACCAAAAATAGCTAGGTACTTTAATGTGTCTACAGATTACTTGCTTGGTGTCACTGACAATCCCAACATTACTGAAGATGAAGAAGAGTTTCGACAACTTATCGATGATCCAGATTTGGAACGTTGGTACAAGGATTTGCCGAAGTCGGATGAAGAAAACTTGCAGCGTCTACGCCGTATATGGGATGCTCTTGAAAAAGAAGAGAAAAAATAGGCTACTACATACGGATCTGAAATGGAAGGGTTTACCAAAGATGTATAAGGGAAGATAATAAACGCGGCTACTCTACTTTTAAGGAATATCAAGAATACTTAAAAGGATTAATGGGTAACAACATAGTTATCAGCTACAAGGATGTTATCACCTAGGATGAAGGAGACTAATTAGGCGTTTAAAATACCTTTACAACATCACCTTCGAAGATAGTAATGACAAATAACTAGTCGGATTTTGAAGTCGTGAAAAAATGATGAAGAACCTAAAATTAAAAATATAAATATTAGGTGAACGCTTACTTGGTCGCCACTGCCCTTTTGGGGGCTTTTCTTTTAATTTACGACAGAACATTTGTTCTTGTTTAGGAGGAGTTAAAGTGGAAAGACGAGTTGAATTGCTGTTGCATCGTATTGGCGTGTTTGATCCACCATGTTTAACAATTGGCAATATGATAAGTAAAATCGGCATACCCGTATACTATTGGGAGTTTACGAGTGAAGCTATCCACAAGGACGGAATTCACATTATTTTTTTAAATAGAAACGCGACTAAAGAAGAGCAATGGCAAGATTATGCTCATGAGTTATGTCACATCATGTATCACGCTGGCAATCAATCTGATATGCCCAACATGTTCAAGGACCTGCAGGAGTGGCAAGCGATCAACTTTGCGCTGCACTTTTGCGTACCTACATTCATGTTGGACTGTATGTATAGACGAAACATCATGCCCTGGCACAAAAAAGAAGCATCTAAAGTAATCGCAGAGACGTTTTGCGTTGAATTGAGATTTGCGGAAATCAGATTGGACAAGTGGTTAAAAAAACGACAGTTTCATTTATTACATCAAGGAGTTGACCAATTACTAGATATATGTTGAGTAAGTAGATTGGTAGATTGGGGGAATAGGCAATGATTTGTAAGCAATTAAAAAACGGATCTTGGGAATGCGTTGCGGATGGCCCAAGGGATCCTGTCACAAATAAACGCAATCAAATTAGAAGACGTGGACGTACGCAAAGCATAGCCAAAACACGAGTAACAGAAGAAATCAATAGACAAAAAGAATACGGGATTGACGGCAAGAAAGTTAAAAAAATGACTTTTGAAAAAACCGCATGGCAATGGTTATCTGTTTACAGGCGCGGAAAAAGAAAAAAAGGTACGGTGCGAATTCGCGAAAAAGAAATAAAGGTACTGTTGCGCTATATATCCAAAATCAATATAGCAGATGTTACACCAAATATGCACCAAAAAATACTGAATGATTTAGATGACAAAGGTTATGCAAAATCAACAATCGAAGGTGTACATACCACTGCGGGGATGATTTACAAATACGCTATCAAAGAAAAGCTGATAAAGTTTAATCCAGCGGCTGGAGCAGTAATACCAAAGAAACTTTTAACGGTCGAGGAAATAGAAAACACTACAATCGACGATGAATATTTGGAATATAATGAGTTAGAAGAATTCTTGTCTGTTACAGTAAAGCACGGAATGGAATACGATGTCGAAAGATTTTACTTACTCGCATTTTCTGGCATGAGGTCCGGAGAATTGTGCGCTTTAAAGTGGACTGATATAAATTTCGAGAAAAATGAAATCAGAATCACAAAAACTTTGTATAACCCGAATTCGAACATGAAGGAATATGAAATAACGCCGCCAAAAACGCCAGCATCGATTCGGACATTCGAGGTGGATGAAGAAATCATGGAGTTGTTGAAGGTTCATAAAAGAGAGCAAGCCAAGATGTTTTTGCGGACAGCTAAAGACAATCAGAATCGCCACAATGCAAATTTCGTATTTTGTCGAGCGAACGGGTATCCATTTATTCAGAAAAATCTACAAACAAGAATGGCGCGAATCTTGAAAAAAACAACAATTACAAAACATGCGACTCCGCACATCTTCAGACATACGCATATTAGTATGTTAGCAGAAGCTGGCGTTGATTTGGCAACTATTATGAAACGTGTAGGTCATGACGATGCAGATACCACAATGCGGATCTATACGCATGTCACAGAAAAAATGAAAAAAGATGCAACCGAAAAAGTGTCAATACACTTCGGAAACATCTTAAAGAACGCTAATTCAAAAATTATGTGA